AATAGGATTACCATTAGCATATTCTCTAAAATATTTCCTGCCATCTCTTTTTACTTCAACTTTAAGCCATTCAGAAAGAGCGTTGACCACTGAGGCTCCCACGCCGTGAAGACCACCAGATGTTTTATATGCCTGTTCGTCAAATTTTCCGCCAGCATGAAGTACTGTAAAAACAAGATCAACACCATATTTTTTCTCGGTAGGATGCATCTGCACAGGCACGCCCCGACCATTATCGCGCACAGAAAGACTTCCATCCGCATGAACGGTGACAGCGACCAAATCGGCATAGCCGTTCATGGCCTCGTCTATTGCGTTGTCTATAATTTCAAATGCAGTTTGATGAGTTCCTGTCTCGTCATCCGTGTTTCCAATATACATACCAGGGCGTTGACGAACAGGATCCAGGCCCTTAAGGACCTTAATATCCTTACTATTATATCCCACGATGTCTTCCTTTCTTAGCTCACTGTTTTTGTGGCTGTAATGATTTTCTTTTGATTTTTCTTTCCGCAGGGCCCCAACACGATGGCCTCGGACAATGGAATACTATAATTACGAAACATAGATTTAAAAAGCGCCACATTAGCTAAAATATCATATAATGCACTGTGTTGTTTACTGGTTTCAATTTCAACACCAAATTTCTGACACAAAACTCCTAATCTATACGATGGAGTAGCAACGGCTAAGTGTTTGGCCAGAGACTGAGTATCAAGAGTTCCACCATATGAAAAAGATAACTCTGGCGAATATTTACTGTACATTGATTCTAAAAAAGCTATATCAAATTTTATATTATGTCCACATATAATAGATTTAGGAGTGCTTAATTTAGAAAGATATGGGCCAACCTCATCTTGAAAGGGTTTTGCTCCTCGCCAAGACATAAACGAATAATGATTCATGGCTAAGGCTCGCTCATCAGCCGTGGCAATGCTCTGAGGTAAGACTTTGTATTCCGCTTGATCAAAATCGTTAAGCGTAATTGGGTCCACCTGCACTATACCAATTTCAATAATTTCATGTGTTGTTGGACTAAGACCTGTAGTTTCGGTGTCTATAAAAATTAATTTATCAATCTTTTCTATCATTCCCCGTTCCTTCGGAACCGATTAACAGAGCCTCTAGTTCATTTATATCTGCAACTAAATGATTACACTGTTCACAAGTTCCATCTACAATATAAGCTATTTTATTAATAAAATCAAGGTCTTTGCTACATTTACTTAAATCTGTAATAGAAGCAATCCAAAATCTGTCACCTTTACAAGCGGGACAGGATATATACATGCCATAGTTTTTCATTTTGATTCGCCCATGAAGCCAATTTTAGAACCCTTCGGTGTAACTTTTTTCTTTTCTAACATAGCGGCTTCACGTAAATCATCCATACCAATCTTCTCTTTACCTTTGTTGGCAGCAAGAATAGCCGCCAATAACACAGCATTTTTAATATTACCACCGGCATATATAAATTCTTCACCTAAAATTTTAAAATCAACCGCCTTATCAATTGCTTGCTCTTTAAGCATCGTTTGCCATATTTTGGCGCGTTGACTAGCATCTGGCATTTCAAATGCTACTTTAAGAATAACACGACGCATTAACGCTTTATCTAATAATTCCTCACGATTGGTAGTTAAAATCACCACACCATCATGAGCTTCCACACACTGAAGCAATACGTTGACCTGTGAAATTTCCCAACTCTTTGAATCATCGCCTCTAGCGTGCATCACACTATCAGCTTCATCAATTAGGAGCACGGCTCCAGATTTTGCAGCGCGTTTGAACATTTCTTTAATTTTCTTTTCTGTTTCACCAACATATTTATTAAGTAAATCAGCATAATCCACTACAATTAATTCTTTTTTGCAACGTTGGGCTAAATAACGGGCGGCGAGGGTTTTCCCTGTGCCAGGGGGGCCATGAAATAAAATAACCATACCACTTCCATATGGAATGGATTCCCCAAGTGCCCAATCCACAAAAATCTTTTTATAGTGTTTTAAATATGCTTCCGTCATATGAAGCTGTTCCATAGTAGCTTCTTTTGCTATAAGAGTAATGGTTCCAGCGGTTTGACATGTGTCTTTGCATTTCTTTTTTTGTTGCAATACCGCTAAATCATAATCCGTCATCCCCGCTAACATTTCTCTAAGTGGCTCCAACACCATTAAATCAGAAGCCCCAAGAGGCGCACTTTCACTTTGTTGGATATGCAACAATCCGCCATTAATCATTTTAGCATCATTACTAAATAGTTTTAAACGAGACACTACATCTTTTTCATTATTAGAAAAGAATTTAAGGACTGGACTGATATTTTTAATATACATAAAAATATTGTCAGTCCCAACTTCCTGCCATGACAAATATAAAAGAATAAGCATTTCTAATTCTGATAATTGAAAATCACACATCAGTTGTGTGGTGGGAAGATTTGAAGATCTTTTCATTTTTGTTGCAATTTTTATATATTCCCTTTCCGCAATTACTCTTAATTTTTTAGCTGAGGTAGAAACTGTAGTTGCCGTAACAACTAAACCCGTTAAAGTTTTTATTCTCTTAGAGGCTTTAGCTGTTTCAGTTGGAGGTACTGTTTCCATAAACAACGCAGCGTTTAAACTTATAAAATATTCACCAATATCTAGTAAAAAATCGTCATAAGATGCATAGCTATTTTTACGTGCACTCAAGGGCGTACCTCTCTTTTTAAAATGCTACTTTAAATTTGTTTTATTAATAGGTGTGCCCAATTATTGATTGTGTTTTTGCATCATAACCCTTGGGCGAGCCACTTTATCCACTCTAGGATCGTCTTCTCTAAATGCAGTTTCTACAAGGAGAGCGTCCGTGGTAAGCATAAGCAGGGCAACAGATACGGCATTTTCTAGAGCTGCTCTACTCACTTTTGCTGGGTCAATTACCCCATCATCTATTAAATTAGAATATTGTTCCGTAGCAGCATTAAAACCATAACCATATTGCTGGGGATAAGCCTCTAGTGCTTTAGTGACCGCTTCTGTCGCTGGGTCTAAGCCAGCATTTGCTGCAATTTGACGCGATGGGGCCTTTAAAGCCTTCCGAATAATATCAAATCCAATTTTAGCATCTTTATGTGCTTGATTTTCCATTGCCGTTTCCACTGCCTTGGAAGCATATAGGAAAGCAAGACCACCACCTGGAAGGATACCCTCTTCCATAGCAGATTGAGTGGCATGAACAGCATCTTCCACTCTATCTTTAGCTTCATTCGCTTCTTCTTCGTTAAGACCACCAACATGAATAACCGCAACGGCGCCCTGCAATCTACTTAATCTATCTCTAAGTTGATCAATTTCAAAGGGAGCCAAATGCTCTTGAGCCAACGCATATTTAATTCTATCCATACGTTGATCCACTACTTCTTTGTTTCCGCCCCCACCCATAATCGTGGTGCTAAATTTAGTACAAATGATTTTTTTAGCTTGACCACAATATGCCAAAGAAACATCATTAATATTAGTTACCTCTGGGTCTACAAATTGTGCTCCAGTTAAAGCTGCCATATCTTCACAAAGTTGAATTTTAGCCTCACCATAGCCTGGGGTGCTTACAGCGGCAACTTGTACGGCGCCCTTCATTTTATTATAGACAAGCGTTTGAAGAACTTCATTACTAAAGCCATCGGCAATAATTAAAAGAGGTTTTTTAGATTTACTAACTTCATTCAATAAATTGACCAATGGTTCAGCGGCCATCAATTTATGCATAGTAATGAGAATATATGCATCTTCAAACTCAGTAATATTTCTAATTTGATCAGTTACAAAATATGGTGTTGGTAATCCTTTGTCAAATTGGAAGCCCTCTGTTAAAGAATAATAAGTCTCAGCTGTCTGAGATAACTCAACCGTTACTACACCGTTATTAACCCTGTTAATTGCTTCTGCAATAATAGCCCCAGTGATATCGTCATTGTTAGCAGAAATAGTGGCAATTTTTTGAATATCACCATCTTTCACGGAAGTAGCTAAACGTTTTAATTCTGAAACAGCAACATCCTTACTGGCGTTAATGCCACGTCTTAATTCGGCAATGTTTACACCTACTGCCATGGCCCTTCGACCCTCATTATAGATTTCTCTAGTTAAGACTGCTGCGGTGGTGGTCCCGTCTCCAGCGGTGTCATTTGTTGTATTAGCGGCGGTTCTTATCATGTCGGCGCCGATATTTTCAGCTGGATCTTCCAAAATAGTTTCATTGGCGACAGTGACCCCATCTTTTGTAACGGTAGTACCATAACGGCCACGGTCAATAGTTACAACTCGGCCTTGAGCACCTAAAGTGCAGGCCACCACATCTGTAATTGTATTTACCCCTTTACTTAAAAGTCGCTGAGCTTCTTCTTTAAGATATACTTTCTTGGGCGTACTCATATTTTCTCCTTAGGATAAGTTACATGTTATATCTGGAAAAATTTTAAATAACAATTCCTCGGCACTATCGCAGAGAAATTGAATATCATGTAAGTTAATTAGAATAGCATCAAAATCAGGATAATCATCTAATTCAATTTCTGATTCATGTTTAGGATCACGATTGGGATCAATAAATGGACTTCCGTCTGCATTATACCTTATCGTTCTCAATAATTTTCCCCTGACACCCTTAATAAAATTAGCTTCATTCAGAAGTCTCACATCAGCTACAACAACATTTTTTATTCCATTGGCTTCAAAATTAGCTAAAGTATCTTCAACACGTTCAACCCAATAGTCTTTTTTAAAATAATTACGTCGAATAGTTCCCCACCATTGTAAAAAATTACCATTTTTTTCCTTCATTCCATCTCTTAAAAGAGAGGGCGGGAAAGATGAGGGTAACGGTACGACAATTCCATTTTCTAATTTAACACCAGTATATTCGGCATTGTCGCCAACCACTAATGTGCAATATTTATAAATTTCCTGTGTTTCCGCATAAAGAATGTCAGCAAAATGAATCACTGAAAAACCATATTTATCTCTCAAAAAATTAGCAGTAGTGTCTTTACCGCTTCTTGCCTTTCCAGAAATTCCTATAATTTTCATTTCTTTTTTCCCTTCTTAATGTGCTCACATTTTTCTGTAAAATAATGCACAGTATATTTACTCTTAGAAAATCTATTAGCAAGGTGTTGTAACCTACCAACATTAAGATTATCCAACATTGCTAATCTATTATCAAGCGTCAAAAGTTTTGCATTTTTTTGAAATTCAGCTAGGGTTGTTTCATAGGACATGATAGTTAATTCATCTCCCAACGCGTCAACTAAATCTTCAATACTATTGTGAATTAAACAATAATTAGTTTTCATATTCATGGCTATCATTTTTACTGCTTCTGGAGTTACATCCGAAGCGGCTTGTTTTACAATTTTCGATAACAACTCATGATCTTTGGGGCCAGTGGTAAGCTTTTTTTCCATGGCATATTCAATACCCAATACTACCCCACCATCTACCCGAGAAATTAAACCACCACAGTCATAACAAATACCATGGTCTCCACGTAGTACCTTATGAGCTTTGGAATTACCACCAGTGAAAAAGAGACCACCGATGGCCAACATATCGTACCACGCTTGCGTCCCAAGCAAAGGACCAGAGGCCTCCATAAAGTGATATCGTCTTGCCTCTATACCAGATAAGGTATAATTAGCTAATGACCATGTAGACATTTTTTGATCGTAAGCTTTGGGTCTGCTTTTATCTAATTTAACTTTAAGGGAGGCATTATAATTACCAAAATCCATTTTCGTCATAAAGCGATTAATATCCTCTGGACACAAATCGCCAACAATAAGAACGAAACTTTGGTCTCCCCAGGTGTTCCAATTTTGATGAGCCTTACGAAGATCGGCTACTGAAATACCATCCAAAAAATCAGTACCAATCATAACACCTTGTTTGTATCTTGGAGAGGTTCGGGTAACAGCCCTCATAAAAACATCAATAAAAGCCGCAGTGTTATCAGCATCAAGAGCTTCGGCTCTAATAATTTCTTTTTCACAATTCCAATTTTCTTGTGTATAATTTTCACTAACAAGTTGAGCGGACCATTGTCTAGCCACTTCGTCTAAAGCTTTAGTGGAAACGACACCAGATGCGTCTAAACCAGCCATTGCAAAACCGGTGAAGGCATTGATGTTGACTCCAAATGTAGCTGCGGCTTCATTGGCTATATTATGATTTCCTAGTTTATTGAAAACCAACATATGTTCAGTTGCATGGGCAAGCCCGGGAATTTTTTCATGAGCAGCTCCAGCGTAAGGTAAAACATATTGCATCCTAAAACATTTTTCAAATGCTCGATAATGAATTACTACTGGCTTATTTTTTAGCTTAATCACGTTGATTGTTGCCACTCATCACCTTCTCTTTCTAAGCGCCTGTAGAACCAAAGCCCTTACTGCCTCGCTCTGTTTCTGCTAGTTCCATAACCAATATAGGTTCCGTTGGTTCAAAAGTCAATGCACTCAATTGAGCAAATCTTGAACCAGGAGCAATATAAATACTATATGACATTGGGTTTAATATTGGGACAATAAGTTCCCCAACATAGTGACTATCAATTAAAGCAGGGGCATTAGGCATCACAAGCCCAAGCAGTCCACTAGAAGAACGTAAACAAATTTTACCTTCATATCCATCTCCCAAGTGAATCCTTACGCCAGTATAAATTTTATGCATGGTATGGGGGCGAAGCTCCCACACATGCCCATAATCTTCATGTCCAAAAATATATTCTGTATCTAGTTGCCCCCAATCACCAGTTTGGACCCCCATTTTACTTATAATTGGCAAACAACCTCGCATATCTAAGGCTTGAACCTCTAAAGCTCTTAGGTCTACCGCCGCATCGCCTTTAGGTTTACCCACATCAAAATAACCGTCATAGGGACGGCATTGTACATAATTAAGTTTCATGAATCCTCCATAATAAAAATACCGCCCTCCCCGGGGAGGAGAGGGCGGCTTAGACAACCTACGTGGCTTTACTTGCTTTTCTTTCCGCCATCGTTCTCTTCGTCAGTCTCTCCAGAATCTGGCATAACCGAGACACTGATAGATGTACAAAGCTCCATCATAGACGCCTTGTTGGCCTCTCTTACGGCCTCGTCGATTGTCTTTCCCACTGCACTTACTTCGTCCACCTTGCCTTCAAACGTAATTTCCAACTTTTTCTTTGAGGTCAGAACCTTCTTAACCTTAAGGCCCCGAATCTCCGCAACCTTGACGTCAGCGCTCATAATATCACCTCCCATTACTTCGACTTACTGAGGCGCTTGAGAGCGACCTTAGAAATCGAGCCCTTTCGTACTTTGGTTGCCCGAACAAACTGCTCGCGGCGAGTAGTGGAGTGGAACCAGCCCTTAGCCTGGAAGGCCCGACGAATGCGGGACACAGATTCCAGGGGAGGATAGCCGCCTACCTTAGCTACATTGAGATCAAGCATAAGGCGATCATCTGCAATTTCTACTCCAAAATATCGGTTAAGTAGAGTAGTGTAAAGCAGCACGTCATTGCTACGGCAGCCGACATTGGACGTCAAAATATTCTCAATCTGACGCGACAAAGAATCCTGTTTTACTGTCAGCTTATGGGGCGGCGTAGAGCTAGTTTTAGTCTTATTTTTACTCTTATTCATCCTTCTCTCCTTCCTATCTGCACATATTGTGCTCATTATTAATATAATCTTAAAACACAAAAAAGTCAATATCTTTTTGTGATATACCAAATGAAATAGAATTTATACGATACTTTAAATCACTATCTTTGATTTTCAAAGACTGTAAATACCATCTTCTTTGAATGGAGTTTGGAACAAATTTTTCTTCGGGTTGTTTAAATCTGGATTTTATAATTTTAGACGCGCCATCTCTCAAAAATAGTATAATTACATTGGAAGCATATACTAGTTTTCTTGGGATTCTATACGAAGCCTCATATCTCATATATGAGGGCTCATCTTTAATATAAGCTTTTATAATCATTCCATCCCCAATCAAAATTAATATAACACTATTGTTGATAAAAATCAAGAAAGCCCAGAAAAGATTCTGGGCTCTTGAACTATAATTATAAAAATTAATTATCTTCCGCGTTCTTCTTTAGAAGGTTCTGTGTAACGAAATACTTTCCAGTAAACCAAACGACCCACTCTAAAACTACATTTAGTTCCATCATGTAGTGTAAGTTCGCCCACATAACTTCTATTTTCCACGGCAGCTGTAATGGCATTATAAGCTGTCGTCGCTTCAGTTTGGTTCTCATATTTAACCTGCTCATGAGATCCATTGTTGAAAAATAATCTTACTACATAATTTCTTTCGGCAGGTTTCATTCTCAATTCTCCTTTCCCGCGCTCTCCACTGAAGCTACGGTATTATATATAAAATAAGCGAGCAAATCATAATCGTTTGGATCGTGTAAATGTGTTCCGTCTTGTACCATACATTCCACGATATGAATTAATTCATGAATTGTAGTAATAGCCTGTTCCTTTGGGGATTGACCATATGAGACAAATATCTTATATTCTGAAGCATCACCTGGGTCAATTTGCCCTACTTTATAGTTGGGGAGAGACTTACGAATGACATCTATGGTATTCCCGCCGCTTAACTGTAGAGTTGATAACAACTCAGCTTTGCGTGTCATTCGACCATGGGGCGTTTTCATTAATTAATAAATCCAAACGCTCCGCATCCCGACATAGAGAATTAAAAGTCACAATATTATCTATGTATAGTTTTTTTCCCGTTTCACTTAACATATTAAATTGTTTTTGATTATAGAGTTTAGGTTGAAAGTATTCTGGGGTCAAGGCAAAAACATCAAATGGGACCTTGAGTAACTCAGAAGTATTAGAATTACAACCTGAAGAGCAACCTGTAGAACAACAACTTGGCATTTTTTCTCCTTAGTATTGTCTTTGTTGACTACGCCTAAGAGCCAAAAGAGCTTCTCTTTTCTTTTTAATCAAGTCTGTTACTGCCTCTTGTGCGTCCACTGGTTTAGATGGAGTGGATGAAACAGCCAATACCACAGTTTTGGGTTTTGGTGGAGGGGTAGGTGTACCAGGAACAGAAGTTACCGAAATTGGAGGAGGGGGTGGGGGTGGAAGAGGTTGGGGAACAGATGAAATCGCCGGTTGTTGAACTGCCGGTTTTTCAATTTTACGATAACCGCCACAGCCGCCACACGCCATAGGACACCTCCGCTAAATTAACAATTATTAATAGGAAAAGAGCTGTTCATTTCTGAACAGCTTTAGAAATATAACATTATTTTTAATGACTGTCTACCTGCTCCAACATATCATTTATAATTTTAGCTACCGTGTTGAAGTCATGTACATGCTCTGTGCCGCCGATTTTAGCTAAATCTATAAAAAAATCTTGATACTTAATCATAATATTATATAATGTTTCAATATCCTTTGAATTAATTTTGATTGTCGAATCCGCCATCTTCTCTCTCCGATCCTGGAACGACTAACGTTTCTAATTTTTCCATTAATTTCATCATTGTATCGCTATTTTTACCCTCATAAATAGAGCGCATCAAAGCGTCATGATCGGCATCAGTTAAAATCGTACTATTGATTTGATATTCAGTATAATGATTTTTAATTTCTCTGCTAACTCCCAAAAGACGCTTATTTAAAAATACACCTAATGAAACACCTTCCTTTGCAGCGGTTATACTAAGCTGTTTAATCAAGCCGGGTTTAAGATCAATAAACCCAAGCTGACCGCCTTCAGCTAAAGCAATAGCATAAACTCCCTTAAAAGTACTCGTTCCATTGAGGCAATATGGACAAGTCGCATTACAATGACAATTTCGCTTTTGATTTTTACCATCAATATTAACATAATGCGACACATAAGTCCGTTCTGTATCTGGTACAATCACGAAAGATTTAATAGCATCACCAATACGAATAAAACTAGAATTATTTCCTCTCATTCTTTTTCTTCTCCGGCTCCCTAATCATTTCAGTCATAATTTGAGTTTTTCTACGACAAAGAATACACTGAAATATATACACTGTTTCATATTTTCTTACAAACTTTGTGTCTCCACCGCAATGGGAACATTTTACCTGATCTCTCGTCATTTTGCTCTCCTTATGTAAATATAACTCTAAAATAGGTTTTTTTCAATTATACTCTGGTAATAGTGCAGGCTCCCCCAGCACATGCCGCCTGTTCTGTTAACGTGGTGTGGTCGTCTATCTCAACAACCTTAGACAAATCAATATCTTTAATTTTACGTAACATTTTATCATACACCTCTTCAGTACATGATTCAAAGGGCATTTGCATATACGAATGATCATCAAGCGGGAGCACTGTAATACCAGTATAATGGTCCCTATTTTTCCATAACCACTCGCCAGTAATTTGATACTCATCATCCTTTAAGCTAACTGTAACCGAAACATTATGTCTGTTATCACCGTCGTTATGTCCAGGTACAACCCATTCTTGAGAAAACTTTTTTACGCGCTCTAAAAGTTTAATTGGATCACTATGTTTTCTTAAAATAGCTCCCTCTGGGGCCTTTTGTGGAATACTAATTACCGCTTGAATAGTAGGCTTAAAAAAATCATCTTCTAAAATATCTGGACAATGTTCACTTAAATATTTGTATAATTCTTCATTTTTACCAATACGCATTCTTCTAATATAATATTCATCGTGCCATTCATGAATTCCAGATGAACAACCAAACACTAAACTTGTGGTACCACTGGGTTTAATGCAAGTTACCCTAGCGGCTTTATTAATACCTAAAAGAGCAGCGGTGCGCTCATTTTCTTTTACACAAATATCTGCTGCCATTTCAAGATTTAAATTTAATATACCACCAGAACAAATTCCAGTCATACCGACACCAAGCAAGGCATCCTTCTCACAATTTTTTTGCCAAAGATCTCTGAGATAATGAAACTCAGTATAGCTCGCTTGCAATGTACCAATAAAGGCACCAACACGACAGCGTTCATTGAGGTCTTCCTGGCTATGAACATCGGATACGTTCACTTCTGTTAAGTTACACATTTGTGCCGATTTAAGAGAAATTTCAGAACAATTATGAGCCCGCAGACCGTTAGCACAAAATTCATGAATCCCTGGTATAGTTGCGTCAAACACCTCGGCCTCTCCAATGGGAATAATTTTTGTGATGGTCGTTAAACCACGTTCGCGATTAAGCTTTCGTTTATATGTTCCTAATAAATTCGCAAGTTTGGTGGCTTTTGCTGGTTCATCAAATCCCACTACAGACTGAAACACATGCATATTGTGTCCAGAAATTACTAATTCATTCATAGATTGGCACCAATATTTTTTTGTTCCTCCTTTTCCATCCGGCATATATCTGAATTCAGCGGGGTGACGATTTTTATAAATTTTAGAAACTATTCCCAATCGGGATAACATTCTTTGTGCACATTGTAAATTATTCAAACTTACTTGTCCCAATCGAATAGATACTCCCTTAATCTGATTTCCTATTACAGTGCCATCCGCATCAAACAATCCTCTCAAACATCCAGCAATAAAATCATAACTCTCAGCTTCAATTGCAGGAGTTAATAACTTTGTCTTTTGCGTAATATTATATTGTTTTGCTAAATTAGCTACCGCAACACAACGAATACGTAATTTGTCTTTTTGATATTGATCTATAACACCGAAATCTGAGCGAGTTTCTAAAACGCCTTTAATTCTATTATAAGCTAATGAAGACATATGTTGAGCAGAGGGCCCCCAAAAGTCTAAACAAGCGGAGGATGGCCCCGAAAAACAACCATCTCCCAGAAGCTCTCCGAGTAACCAGCCGCGATCAAAATCGCCTGGGTTGTTTTCACCAAATTTTGCTACGCCATCATGAACAGACAACAAAATCTCGTCTCCAACGGTTAGTTGATTAGCTTCTACCCAATCCGTATAAATTTTTTTAGAGGTTCGTTTAAGAACCTTAAGTAGTTTATGATTATTTGTCAATTTTAAATTGTTTCCATTGTTTGTTTCAAGTGATAGCAACGATTTAACACCAGTGCTAAAAAAACCAGACTCCGTAGAATCAAAATGTTTTCCATTCACAATCGCCGTGAATTTTTTATTCACCAGTTCGTTAACTTGTTTAGCTCCTTGCGTAGTATGTATCCAAGTGTCTCCCGATAAACAAGGATTGATACCCATTTCTTTATTATTTGTAAAGAAAATACCTGGCTCTCCACTTTTTGACATTTGCACTTTTTTCCAAAGTTGTTTAAATTCCTTTTCTTTGATCCGATGACGTAAAATAACTACAGAATTATTAGCTCTTGCACGTTGAGGATTTAATTCATACCAATTGCCATATTTACAAGTAAGCATGTCCTCATCGTCAAAAGAAAATAAACTAATCATGGCAGCACGCCGAATTCCCCCAGCTAAAACAGCATCAGCAATATAACACATAATATCATGACATTCTAATGTGGTTAACTTAGATCCACCCACTTTTCTATCTAAAATTTTTTGAATATTATGTAAACAGTCTTTTAGAGGTTCCGGTCCTGGGGCCTTACCCCCAGATGTAATAAGACGAGCACCCTTCGGACGAATATCTCTAAAATCATATTCTGGTAAAGTTTTTCCGCACATATAAGCACGGAAAAGCGCCTTAACAGCGTCTGCCCACCCTTCAATTGAGTCGCCGACCAAAAAGCGCCGTGATTTAATTGGCTTATATATTACTGGCAGTTGTTCTACATGGTGCCGCTGGACACTAAACCCAACACCTGACCCACCCAACAATAAAAACATGGTCTCGGAAAAAGCGTGAAAATCATCAATAGCAACAAAAGAACAATTGTAGCCGCGATTAGGAGACAGCTCTATGGGTTTCCCAGCAAACTGCATTGACCTCATCGAAGGTACAACTTTTTTACTATATACTAATTTAAAAGCATCTTCAATTTCTGTTTTTAATTTTGGAAATTTTCTTATATGCATTTCCATATTACGTGTTACAATTTCTTCCCACGTCTCTCTACGTTTTAATTTAGGAATAAATTTAGCATATTTAGCATATACCGTAATATCTGACAATATTTTTCGAGATAAACTTAACTTGTTCATTTCACTCTTCTCCTTGCCTACTCTATGTTGGTTAATGGCGATGGGGCCGTTATCGGCCCCGATTTTTCCAATTTGATATCTAAAATATTCGTATTAATAGTGACTTTCCGTGTTCAAAATATGTTCTCTCAATGAGCTTCAAACTACATATATTACTTATGAGGCTTCTAAAGTCGCATAAGAAATATCCAAAATATGATGAATTTGCATTCTTGAAAAATCTTTTTGCATTACAATGACACCCTTTTCTCCGCCTCTATTTTTAACAACATAAAACTTCATTGTTAGTTCAGTATCATCTTCTTTTTTCTCTTCTTCTTGTTTTTCTAATGGGTCCTCAATTTGAACAATAATATTCATATTAAATGCGGTGCCCTCTGCCCTAGAAACACGGTGGGTTCCATATCTTACAGCTTCGCCTTTAATACCACGAAGAGAGGTGGACTGAGCGGCTGTGATTACTGGAATACGTTTAGTTCTAGCATATTCATGTACCTCTTCAGAAATAGCCGTCTGAGCCTTCCAATCTTCGCCAGTGTCTCTGTGGTCGCCGGTAGTAGCTTTCATGAGCTGCAGGTAGTCAATAACCACTACGTCCATCCTGACGCCATGTAGGGCTTCCTGACGGTCAATTTCTGTAGAGACAAAGTTTATATCTTCACCTCTTGGCACATCAATAACATAAAATCCAACTGGTCCCTTTCCACTTCTAACTGATTCTAAGTAATTAAGATATATTTGTTCATCCTGGTCGCTTAACTGGCCACGTCTAACTTCTTTCTCCTTAAGTCCCAACGAAGCTGAACAAAATCTCCTTAAGCAGTCTTCCGCTGGCATCTCAATAGAAACATAGGCTACATTCTTTGGAGATATTCGATAAATATCCCCCGGAGTAGCAAAAATAGTTCCACACTTTGGACATCTGTTTTGAGTATGTAAAAACAATTGAAATCCGCATTTTGCACAATATCTAATACCATTAGCGATGTATGCAGACATAGAGACTAAGCTAATGGACTTACCACCTCCAGTCGGCCCGACTATCAATAAAACTTCACCAGGATTTATACCCCAAGTTAATTCATCTAATTTTTGGAATCCAGTCATTATACCTCTTATAATTTCTGGATTGGATTTTGCAATACGATAATTATCGCTCATGACTGGAGCGCTTTCGGCTAAAGAAGTTCTCACTACTCTATCTTGAGCCGACAGTGTTGCGATTTCGCTACCAACTTTTGCCAAATCTTTTGCCGCTGATATTGGGTCATTCATGGTGTTACACATTTTATCGGCTTTAGATACAACTTCGTGCAACATAATTTTATATTTACGAGTTTTAATAGCATCTACATAATATTTATAGTCTTTAGTGGGCGTTTTAAGATTTTCAAGAGAAAGATATATAGCATATCTCTTAGATAACTCCACGCTTGATACTCCGCGACGTTTGAGCTGATCAAAGACTTTATCTTTATCTAATATTTCTTTAAATTTTCTATAGTATATAACAATATTGTCAAAGACTGGGCGCCACTCAGGATCAAAATAATCTCCAGTAAGTTTGTCTTCTTCTAATATGGAAATCACATGTTGTTTATCTTGTAATAAAATTGAAAGTAGATGTTCATCTATAGAAATGTTTTGATCAATCAAATTTTCACCTTCCTAAAATCTATACCCGCATGATGTAGCGTTACAGTCGAGGAGGCGGCCAAAATAGAATCTACAGATCTTCCTGGACCCCCATATTTAGACTTAAGCTCATCAATAGTGTCATTGGTAATAATCACCGTGGTTAAACTTGCATCGCTTCTGGTTTTTAATATGTTTTCAGCTACAAACTTAGCATAATTGGCAATGGAGCTAGTTGTATCTATCTCCCCAAATTGATTAGTTTTAGTATACTCTTTTCCGAATTCATCTATAACAAGTAAATCACATGCATGTAATCTTTCCAAAATTTCATCTTTATTGCCTTCTTTAGAATAATGTAGAGAAATGAGTTGATTAAACAAAATATATTGAGGTGAAATACCACGTACGGTAGCAGCAGACTTCAAGAGGATACTAGCCATCATTGTTTTACCTGTGCCATTTGGGCCACTAACAACAATTAAAGGAATATTTTGTACTGTGTTTTCAATTTCAAAAATTAGTTTAATCCATTTACTTTTTAAATCTGAAACGACTGGATTCTGCTCTTGACCAACACCAAAGTCTGTTGTCTTTATGCTCCAAAATTTTGCTGGCACATTAGCCGCTGCCGCTGCTTCATACATTAACATAAGGGCATGACATCGACAGCCTGGATCAGCACCATGACAAACAACACACTGATTTACTGTGCGTTCTTTGAGTTCTGCGAGTTTTTTAAAAACTACAGACCTATTACTGCCAATTATCATGTTTTTCTCCTGGGCCTGTTAGATTTTTTAGGTATGGGCAAATCTGCCAATCCAACGCCAGAAGCATCAGAAGTGTGGCCTGGAGGACCAGCATCCACTAAACCCTGAACCCCTTGATCTACGGATGGGCGAGAAGACCTTGAAGACGTACCCACAATTCCAGGAGCAGGAGGGTCAACGGAAGAAGAATTTGTGATACGCATATAATTTAATAAAGCTTCAGGGGGTTCCTCAAAAAAATGTAAAGCTATCGCCTTAGAAACATTTATCATAATAGTTTCATTATCGCTTCTTTCAATTTTAATAAAAGCTTCCCCCCAAGCGCCAGCATAAATTCCCCCGCCTAATAACGTACCATCTTCAGCCCTAACTAAAACATATTTCTTCATTTCTTTTCTCCTAATAGGCCACGGCTTTGGGCTTCTTCTAACATTTTAACCACTGGATGAGATGGAAGCGTTTGCATTTTATCTTTCCAAGCTGCATATACATATTGCAAATCTTTATGGGTTTTCATATTTCCAATATAATTAAAAATACCGCCGATCCCCTGTATATATCCTATAAAATCTATTGGTAAAGTTGGGGATATTGTAGTTGCTGGAGCCACAGTTTTATGTTGTAAATTGGTCATGTAAACCGTATATGAACTTAACATTGTCGCACTAGCCAACCATCCCCAATTTAACGACTGCCCCCTTGTAAATGAATATGCAAACCACCAATCTAAATAATCTTTAACAGATTCTGGAGAATTCAATTTTTTCAATAAAAAAGACATAACATTTAAACCCCTAGTTGATTTTTGTTCCCACGTTCCTTTATTTTTTATAAATCTACTATAAATTACACCAGGAGTTTCTATTGGATAATCTTTACCCGTCCTACTATAATATAATTCAAAAAAATAAGAAAGCAACTCAAATTGCCCCCATTCTTCCATGGGGGTTAAAGAGCCATCAGATGATGCGCGGACTCTACCTTTTTCACGTACATCAGCTACATCACGAGTGTTTTTAATATAGGAATTTTTAAATTTGGTGACAGTTGGATCCATTTCAATAGCATCAGCATTAGCTGCACTAATCATTTGTTTTTTAAATCGGGTGATAGCGCGACGGGCCATTGTAATATTAGGTTTACTATATTCCATATCTGCATTTTTCAACACAGCTTCTGGAGCTAGATTTTCTAAAATTTCTACAGTAAGATGTTTGACCGCATTATCCAGTTGTTTGCTCATCGAACTCATCCTTTCTCATCCGTCCTACAGCTTTTTCAATCTTCTTAAGAATAATTTCTTTACGTTCTTTAGGAACATTATTCGCCACTAAGTCAAATGCTGGTTCCATTTTAAGTGCAGCAATTCTAGCAACACTATGATCTAAAACAAACTTGCCATCGTCTATAAAGTCTATAACACGAGCATCTACTTTATCTTCATGGGGACGTAAGACGCGACCAACCCGTTGCCTTATTTTAGTCTTGCCCCGCTTTCCACCTGCTAAAATTTCACCAGAAATAATGGGAACATCGAGACCCTCATCGGCTAAAGAAGTCGCAATCATACAATCTATTTCTCCATTTCTAAATGCATTTAACAGTGTTTGTCTTCTTTTAGATGAAAGAGTGGCATTCAAAAATTCAGCTTGAACATCTGATAGCATCTCTTCAAGTACCTTACCGTGCTCCTCTAAATAATCTACCAGTATTAATGTTTTTCTGCCAGCTCGTACCATTTCACGAGCCTTCTCTCCAATAATATAATTCCTAACATCGTTATTGACAATGAGTTGTTTATAAACAGCATGAAAATCGTCCCACTCTCCTCTGCGAGCCGAGTTATCTATATAGTGATATTCTATGGTTGGTCTAACAAGCCAGCCCTTATCAATAAGAGTAGAAGCACTAATATCATAAAAAATATTACCAAGCTCAGCTTCTATTAGTAAATCATCTCCCTCATCGCGTTTGGGGGTAGCACTTGTGCCCAACACATATGGTGCGTTGATGTTACGCAAAACCGTTTGAATGGTTTTAGCTCTCGCACAATGAGATTCGTCTAATACAACTAATTGAGCGGCTTTAAGCATGGTGGTTATTTTATTAGAATGCGATGTGTCAAATTTTTCTGACACCTGTCTGTCATAAAAATAAGTTTTGGCCCTAGTGTCAATTGATCTTGCTGCAGATTGCCAAGTACTTACGGTAATTTGTTCTATTTCACATTTTCCATCGCCCACAATTCCAATAGCTGAATCTGGAATCTCATGTTCTAAATGTTCTTTCATTTGTATAACAAGGTCTATGGTCCCGCATAAAATAACAGTGGGAATATTAAGACGACTAACAATATTAGTAATAATAATAGATTTTCCCGCCCCTGTGGCTGCGGCCATAATACCCTTTTTATAATCTAAAAATCTATCTATGGCTATTTGTTGATAATCACGTAAATTTCCCTTCCACAGTAACCCATCATTTAAATCTGGAAAAGAACGTTCATCGATTACTAAATATCCAATATCGTTTTGTTTGCAAAAATATAAAACACGCTTTAATAAACCAGACCTAAAACTCAAAGAACTAAAACTAGGAACAAAAATATCTTTGTTCCAACGTCCGCCTAGAAGATAATTCTTTCCATTCCAGGCTGTATTTTTATATCTCCAAGTATATTGATAGTCTTGTTCGGTATAACTAAGATAATCATTCAATGCAAATAAAAAACTTTGAGGTACATCCTCTATTTTTTCTACTTTAGTTATATTATGTTGAACTACAAAAGTTAACAAATTTGTCTCCAATAATACAAAAGAGGATAAAACCCCTCTTGTATAATATAAAACTATTAAAGATAAAAGTCAATTAGCGTTTGGGTTTTTGATTGTTTTTCTTAGGAAGTACAGTTTTTTTGCGAATTTCATCTGTAGCAGTCTTTTTTAATTTATCACTAAGCTCAGTAACTGTATCTTTAGCTGCCTGCATAGCAATTTCGCATTCTTCTAATTTACGATGCAGGTGAATATTTTCATTTAATTGCATTTGATATTGTTTTTTTAACTCTTCCAGCTGAATATCTTTAATGCTAGAGCATAAACATTGTTTTAAATTCATTATACAGGTTTTAATTTTATTCCACATTTTCTTCTCCTTCTGGTTAACCCTTTGGATCATCTGGAAAAATCCTTCCTTTATCATTTATCTCTTTTGTAATTGGAAATGGATCTGAGGCATCTTTTAGTTTCTTAATTAGACTAAGCATTATGGAAGTTTTAGTTACAATATCTTCTGCTGTATCTTGAAGTTTTTCCATTTTTAAATGACAGCCATAAGTACTACTAAGATTTTTTGATACATTATTTGAAAGTTCCCCCAATTCTTTTTTAGATTGATCTTGTGAAAACTCTAGCTCCTCAATAGCAACAGCGACATCAGTTCCAAGATGAGATAATTTATTATATAACGCACGAAGTTCACCCTCAACAGCTAAAATAACTTCATATTGATGGATCTCTCGTTGTAAATCACGTCTATATTGTGCGTTTTGTGCCATTAAAATAGCTGGAGCCTGAAAAGCTGCTACCGCCGCTAACATTAAATTTAAAAAATTAAATGGATATGGGTCAAAAGAGGGCATAAAAAAGAAAAACCCAATATTGCAAAGAAACCATAGAACAACTGCGCCGACCATGGATAGTGCAAAGCGCCAGGAACCTACTAGATTAGTAAGCTTTTCGGCCATTCTGTCTGCAAGAGGAGGTTTGGGAACCCTTAATTTAGGAATAAGAGAAACTGAACCACCTTCAGAAAGCAGCTCTTTGATTTCTTTTAAAATTTCCTCACGTGCTTGGTCGGACGCTTGACTCATTTAACCTCGCTTCAACATACCCTCTAGGGACTCTAAAGCAGCAACAACGTTAACCACCCCGGCCCCAAAGCTGGCTTGATGTCCTATAGACATAGAATACTGCGACAGCAATTTAACAATTTGCTCTCTATTTATATCGCGTTTTATTTCTTTCATTAGAGCACACGCCCCAGTTATAAACGGGCAGGCCTGACTCGTGCCACTCATAGTAGCATACCTACCACCTGGATAACAAGATAAAATATCAACTCCTGGAGCAGAAAACTCAATATCACCAGAAGCTGACCATGAAGCGTTAATTAGTTTTTTATTAATAGCAGCTACAGAAATAACAAATGGTAATCTAGCTGGCCACTGTTCTTCTACCGTTGAAACGTTATTATCTCCACAATTGCCTGCTGCAGCTACAACAATAATATTTTTTTCAGTAGCTCGTTGAATAGCCCGAGACATTGGAATGTATTCTTCTGGACACCCAAGAGATAAATTAATAACATCACATCCAGCATCTATACAAGCTTCAATAGCCCTAGCTATGTTTGCTGGATTTCCTACTCCAGAATTATCTATAGCTCTTGCGATATATAAACTAGCTCCATGAGCTACGCCCGAAACACCGGAGCCAGTAATTTTAGCCGCTATAATACCCGCTATGTGTGTGCCATGCCCATGCATATCTTCGCATTGCCCCGATGATTGAGAAAAGTTATGACATCCAACAATAGCGCCATTTAAATCTGGATGATGAATGTCGCAACCAGTATCTACTATACCTATTTTAACGCCTTTACCTGTTGCCCTAGCCCAAGCTTCATTAATATGCATAAGTTTATGCGACCAATGCAATTCATTGATTATTGTAATTTTTTCATATATGCCGGTTATCTGATCTGTAATTTCAATCATTTGTCTTCTAAATACTTTTGTAGCCTATCCCACGGAAAGACTGGTTCACCTGGAATGTCCCATTTGTCCCACCTGAAATTAACATGCGAACATATCCCCTCAAAGGTATCCATATAATCTAAATCTAATAATTCACGTTTATCTTTTGGCACTAAACTTTTAGAAATATTAAACTCAGTACAAAGATGTTTTATTAATTCACAAACAGCCTGGATTTGAACCTCTGGAAATGCCGCATGATAATCAAAACCACGAAAAGAATAATTAACTACTTTTCCTGTATATTTAGCTCCCCAATTTTTAGGCCACCATAAATAATCTGAACCAACTTTTTTTAATGGTCCCTCATTGACGATTTCCACACTTAGAAATTTTTTATCAAAATGTCCTTTTTTATAACCTTCTGCTGCTCCACGGATCCCCAAATGAAAAGCATAATATTTTGGATTAAAAAGTTGATAGACAGTGCCATCTTTATCCACCACAAAAGGCACACATACCATATCTTGTTGACATAACGTGCTAATGGCTCCAGAAGCAGTGCTGCCAGCAGTATAATGAAGTGTTATGCCTTGTTTTACTGTTTCCACCAGATAATAATCCGTGGTTGTTGCGGAATAATCAGTATTAAATTTCATGTTTTCGCTCCTTTCGTTAAATTATCTCTCCACCACAAGGGCTGAAGATTTGTATAATGAAAAAACATTGTTGTAATTGTTTTTCGTCCGTTAGAATAAACGAAGCACATGGTTTAATATGATCTATGTGCCACCCTCGGATACCATAATTTTCCCAAGTCATTCCCGGTTGCCACTTACTTTCAATATGTTGCCTAAGTTGTAATAATGAACATCCTATTAGCTGTTTAGTGGTTTGATTTTTTCCACTAAAACCCCTATTTCTTCTAATAGCATCGCTAATTCGGCTCCTACAGCAAAGAAGCAATCTATATTCTGGGTCTTGTAGGGCTCTAGCTTTTCTGCGTATTTGTGCTTTCTTTCTTAATAATATTTTATTCTTTTCCCTTTTGTTTTTTGGAAATTCTGATAATAACTTATCTTGTTGACATTTAGTACATTTTTTAGCCTCTTTTCCAAAAAGAAAAATTATTTTTGTCATTATATTTTCCTCAATCCATATAACAATTATCATTAATAGACTAAAAGAAACAAAAAAGGCGCCCTTGCGGGCGCCATAAAACTTAACTTAAAAATTTAATTAAAAATCCATCGAGTCAATGGAACTACCGGGAAAAGAATTTTCCATCCCAGATAAGCATTAGTATTTAAATCATATTTAAAAGCCAATCTAGTAAAAAACCACTGGAAAAATATGAAATTCCATAAACCCAAAGACCCTAAACCTTTTATAAAGTTCATCTTCTCTCCTTAAGGCTTCTTTCTATTTCCCAAAAGTTTACCCAATGGACCATGTTTAGCTTGCATGTTTTTAAGACGGTCATTATCGGCGCTGGAAGAATCAGAATCAATAACGTTCATTTTAGCATGATCATTCTTTTTAATCTCAAGGGCTTGAGCGCCCTCTTCGCCACGTTGGATAAGGGCTTCAACTCTACGATGGGGCACACCAAGACCACTCAACATAGTATAAACCACAAGGCCATGTCCAGCATCCGTAGAATCTAAATCATAAATTCCTCTATAAAGACCAGCATGGCCAACTATAGAAGTAAGATTATATAAAGCATAATTGATATCTTCCTGTGGAACAGTTGAAAGCATATCAAATGAACCAGTAACAATTAATCCACCCATTGTGGCTTCAGATAGAGTAAATTCAGAGGCTAATAGGCCGGATTTAACACTGTTAATTACCGTCTGCGCAAGGCTTTCTGCATCTTTATATTCTGAGAGTCTAGCTGCTCCATATACAGTACACCCTCCCTCAGTTATAATTTTAGCAAAGTCCATGGGATCAAGAGATACAAAACGAGATGGCTGTGCAGTAAGACGATTGAATTGATGGAGAATATTAACTAAGTCACCATTTGCTTTCTGCCAAAAAGCCACAGTAGATAAAGAAGGATAAATGGCTTCAATCTTAGCGTTATCTACCACGATAAGAGTAGTGAGTATTTTTTCCTTAACCAATTTACTGAGCTTATCCAACACTTTAACGGCATTAGCGTGGGTTAAAGCGTCTTCATTAGATTGAGGTAAAGTGTAAATCATACCAACCGGCATATTATAAGAATGTAACAACGTAATAAGTTGTTCGGCTACACCTGATCCCGTACCACCACCACCACCAACACACACTAATGCATAGTCCACATCATCAGAAAAAGTGCGATCAATAAGGGCCTGCACAGATTCTCGATGAGCAGTAAAGGCTTCGGCACCTAATTGAATGTCTCGTCCTGCGCCGCCAAGACCATATTCCATACAAAGTTTACGGTCTTCAGGCAGTTTAATATATTTTAGATCTTGTTTGGCCGTGTTAATGGCACAAGATGGGTAACCCAGCGCACCAAACACCTCGGCTATTCTAGAGCCTCCCTGCCCGGCACCGATGACACCGAAACGAATCGCAAGCTCACCTGTCATTCCCACTTTTACTCCTCTCACCTCTACCGGAGTTCCAGCTTTTGCTTCAATTTTAACTCCGCCAGTACTCTCGATATGAATGCCACTATTTCCAGTAGCCTCTATCTTAAATTCGTTATCACTCATAATTTTCTCCTTGCATATGATTCTCTCTACATGAGGAATATAATTTTAAAGTTAGAAAAAGTCAAGGCTTCTTCCCAAAGACATCATAATTAACCATTTCCTCGACTAACTGTTCGTAAGATGTAATAGGTTTCCATCCCAAAGTTTTCATAATTTTATCTGGATTCCCTTTCAAATCTGGGACCTCAGCAGGACGATAAAACTGTGGATCGATTTCAATAAAACGTTCACAATCATCTCCTAAGCCAGCTTTCTTCACCGCCAATTGAATAAACTCTCGTACAGAATGAGATTCTCCAGTAGCAACAACAAAATCATCCGCTACATCCGCGCGGGCCATCATAATCATTGCTCGACACGCATCTTTAGCATGTTGCCAATCTCGACGAGCATCAATATTTCCCAACTTAATCACCTTGCTTTTACCAGCTACAATATCAGCTAAGCCAAGTGTAATTTTTCTAGTAACAAAGTCTTCGCCGCGTAAAGCTGATTCGTGATTATAGCAAATGGAATTGCAAGCAAAAATATTATATGTTTCACGATAATTAACTGTAGTCCAAAAACCAAAAAGCTTTGCCACCCCATATGGACTACGTGGATGATATACGCCTAGAGATTGTTGCTCCGGGGGTAAATTACCATAAAGCTCCGAGGTGGAACACTGTACAAATCTAGCTTCAGGAGCTAATGTACGAATAGCCTCTAATATATTTAGAACTCCCAACCCATCAATTTGGGCAGTGGCAAGAGGCTGTTTAAATGAGGTTCCCACATGACTCATGGCTGCCGTATTATAAACTTCATCTGGTTGAGAGCGTTTTACACAGTCTAACATGGAAATTGGATCTGTTACATCTCCCTCAATAATATGGAGATTTGGGTGAGATAAGATACCAAGTGCTTCCAGCCGCCATGGAATAGATGAGGCTGAGCGGCGCTTTACACCCCACACTTCATAGTTCTCTTGAAGTAGCTGTTTTGCTAAAAAACCACCATCTTGTCCATAAATACCAGTAACTAATGCCTTTTTCATATCAATTCCTTTCCTCTTAAGTTAGATAACCACAATATTATACTTCATTCATATTGCAGTTACAACACAACGGGTAAGAAAAGTCTCCACGGTGATGGGCCATACGATATTTTTCCATTATTTCACCATTATAAACTTCCGTGATAGACTGAGTGTTTAGATCTCCTAAAATTACTTGTCCCTCTGGGTCCATACAGCACAGACACACCCTACCATCATATAACACTGTTAAATGAGTAAGGCGACCACAAAACGCTTTTTTTCTTTGACTTTTCTCTGGCGTGACTAATCCAGCAAAATTATAATAATCGGTTAAATCGGCCCTACCAACCACATCTGACCAAAATAATTTCCATTGCTTCGAAAAGGCTACTGTTTTGCTATATAGTGGCATATGAGCGGCAATTGGGATTAAACCATTATTCAGATTCACAAAATATTTAACATTAGAAACCACCGTATCAAAATCTAAACCAGTAAGATTAAAACAGGTTTCCTTATTTATACCAGCAACGCTGAAAAAAATATCTCTAATTACATCAGCGTAAGAAATTAAACGATGAGCTTTATCTTCAGTTAAATGTGAAGCATTAGTAAAGATAGTAGTCACCATATTCCGCTGACGCAATTCTTCAAGCCAGTAAAAAAAACGATTAAAAATCAAAGGCTCACCATTAAGAAAAAGAAGAATGTGCTTTATTCCCATATTATTAGCATCGTTAATAATTTTTAAAAACAAAGCATCCGTCATAGAACCCATTTTTCTCTGAAGTGAACTATGTGGGCAAAAATCACATGCAGCACTACATGCTGTGGAGGATTCTATTTGAATTAACTGTGGAACCATATTAACCTCCAAGGTAATAATATAATACCTATCGAGATAAATTGCAAGTTATGAACTTAGGGTCGTGAGTTTAATAGAATGTCGAGGATTGCGTGAAAAAATATAAATATTATTTTGATACCACGGAAACACTTTTGGATTATTGGCAATTCTCCACCTAATGCAATCGAAAGTAACATATCCTCTGTTTTCGAATTTATCTATCCAGTATTGGTGGGGTTGCTCATTAACATGATTGACACCACCTTGACCCGGAATTGCCGCAGAAAACAATATAGTATCTGAAGCTTGGGCTATATTATCCACAAACACATCAGCATATTTTTCATCAATATGCTCAGCCACCTCTAAAGATACAGCTAAATCATATATTTTGTTTAATTGCACCGTAGAAGATAAGTCTGTAATTTTCAACGATTCAAATGGAATCACTACATATTGAGTATCTAGCCAATCTCCCTCTAATCCCAAAACATCTTGCGTTCCAAGCTCAGAAAACACTTTTAACCAAGTGCCTACTCCACACCCAAAATCACACACAGTTTGTGGGGCATCTAGTAAAGCAAAAACTATTGGACAAACCACAAGAGCTGATGGTCGTGTAATTTTATTTCTATTTAAATAAAAATCAGCATTATATATCATTCTTTGTCCTCTGGTTTAAATGTCGGAAGACATTCTTCTATTTTTTGTACTAACGGATTGACGTGTTCTTTAATAAATTCCAAATACGATATACCCTCATATTTATGAAACAATTCATCATACATTTGATAACGACGTAAATGCCAATCTCTGTCGTGATACACCTTATTATAATGATTAATGTGAATATCATATGGAATAATTTCGCTTTTATTGTACCCAGATGGGGACGCATGGGCAAATTTATTTCCACACTTAATATAATCTACATTTCTATGTAGTCTTAATTGATAATCTGGGTATGGCCTTGTTTCATCTAATTTGGTACATGACAAGTCCAACCAATGTCTTCTGGGAACTACATAGAGATCCACATCTAGTGGAGCCGTTTCTATTACAGTTTTGAGCATTCCAATATCTTCAATCGACATATCTTCATCATCGTCCATAAGAAGTATCCAGTCTCCAGTGAGATATTGTAACATATTATCTTTTGCCTGTCCCCAATGTACAAAAGTAAAATCATATACCTCATTGGTAATTTTAGCCGCTACCTCTCTTGTGCTGTCTACTGTTTTATCATCTACACATATAACAATCTGATCGACCATTCCAACAAAATTAAGTAAACATTTTTCAATGCGATCAGCGCCATCTAATGTCATCATACATAATGAAAGTTTCATTTTTCGCCGTCCTATTTTATTGCCTTTATAACAATGCCCTTATCTCCATAATTTAAATCTTTAGCTGGAGTTAAGTCCACACCACTATAAACACTAAATTTAGGAAACACTGTAAGAGCGCGTTTATATTGAATTAGATTCGGCCTACGTTCACAAATACCCTCTGCAACAACTAAACCGCAGTCCTTTTGTAATACTGTCCATTCGTCTTCTGAGGAAGCTATACAGGGCTCCCGTACAGAAATAAATTGGCCACCTGGACGAAGAATTCTATAAATTTCCAATAGAGTTGAATCTAAATCTCCATGATGTAATGTGTCACCACATACAGCAAAATCAAAAAAATTATCTCTAAATGGCATTTGTTCTTTGGATCCCTGAACGCTAAACATAAAAGAGGGAAACGCCCCCTTAAATATATCAATTAATGTAACTCGGGCTCCGCGCTGCAAACAATAATTACCTATAAATCCCGCAAAAGCGCCAACATCTATAACCAAGGCACCCTGTATAGATAACTCATCTAATAATTTATAACCGACTGTAATGGGTCTACCATCAGTATAATAAACTGGACTAACTGGCCCATGTGCTCTTTCCATATATGCTTTTTCAGTATGTATGTTGTTAGTGTGCATTTTTCACCCATACCTGCGGCCAAAAAGTGCCTAATTTGGTGCAGGACACAGAAAGGGCGGCTGCTACAACTGGAATTTCGATATCAGTCATAAGATGCATAGGATGTTGTCCGCCACTCGTTGTGGTGGTGTGAGTTAAGATTAATACACCACCAGGATTTAATTTATCAACCCACTCTTTAACAGCTAAAACTCTATCCGGCATATGCTCTAAAACGTCAATGGCCACAATTGTATCTACTTGAGTTGTGGGCATTCCATATTTCACTTTATGAGCTAAACTATGTTTATCTATACGATATTTGGTAAATTTTTCATTAGCCTCATTAATATCATAAAACCAAACTTCACTGGTTTTATCAGAAGAGGCCATAATTAAAGAATAAGTACCTATACCACCACCGAAATCCAATGTCACCCCATGAGCGTGATCTTTAATTATATTACCCCAACCAGTCAATGTACCAGAGGCGTGCCATTGAGATAGATCAAACAAATATGAATCATTCACGCAGTCTTTATAGTACTCTGAAACTCCCCCTTGCCAAGATAACCATTTATCTCTTAATTCCACCTGTCCATTCCTATGAACATATGTCTCTCCAAGATATTCCATTAAATCTGGTAATGCGCTTAAATGATAATCTATAGTGGTTTGCGACATACTACACCGCCTGACATGAAATGTTTATATGGCTGCCTCAGCTCCGTCTCATGATTAATGGCACCGGACATCATGGCTTCCACTTCAGCGTCCACCCCTTCAATATTATTAGAAACAATAAATCCTGCAGCCCTTATTTGCTCTATAATTTCACTAAACTTATATACTCTAAAATATACATCTGGCTGGTAAGGCATTGATGTAAACAAATTAACCTCAGTGGTTAATATCATTGTTCCACCAGGAGCTAAAGCCTTGTACATTTGCCTCAAAGCTAAATTATCATCAACAACATGTTCTATAACAGACACAGAATAAATAAAATTAAAATAATTGTCATATGGAATATTACATGCGTCTATTTTTTCAGCAACGGTTTTAGGGAAAGAAGCGCAATTTTTCAACCATGGGGATGGAGATTTATCTACACCAGCTAAATCTCTCTCAGAATCCCATTGTAAATTATCAGATATAACTGTTTCTGCGGCAAATTGAGCGAAATAGAGAAACCCATATGTGGGCCACGCACCAAGCTCTAAAATTTTATCTGTAACAGTCGGCTTCATGGCTTGATGTATAAAGAAAAAATCACTATACCTCAAATGTTGCAATTTATATTGCTCTTCTGGTGTTGGAGCTATAATAGTTTGAAACTCATCAATCCATTGATTATATTCTTCCCGAAACATACGTGAATTCACTATACTAGTTATCATTTTTCATCCTTATATTTTTCAGATAAGATATTATAAAACATGGCAGTGTTATGCCAATCTATCCACTGCCTAAACACTCTATTATAATGATTTAAATGAATATTAAATGGTATTACTGAAGTTCTATTTACACCCTTAGGTGCTTCATGTACTGGTTGATTTCCATATTTAATATGTGGAAGCCGCTTAAACAATCTCAATTGATAATCTGGATAAGGTTGGTCATATTTAGTTCTTTCCCAATCTAACCATTGATATCTTGGAAATAAAAACGAATCACACTCGGGACAACACCCGGCTGCTTTTTTCATATTACTGCAATCTTGTGCGGTCAAGTCTTCATCGGCGTCAAGCATAAAAATCCAATTTCCATGTGCAGAATCAATAAGTTTATCTCTAGCGTCTCCAAAATGAATAAAATCATATGAATAATAAATTACGTCGGAGGCGGCTACCTTAGCGGTAGTATCATCATCACTTAATGAATCTATGGCCACTATTACTTCAGATGAAAAAAGTTTAGCTGATTTTATCGGCAAATCAATATAATTAGCGGCATTTTTAGCTAAAATACAAGTTGTTATTTCCATAATAGCTCTCGCATTTGAGCCCCTACGGCCTCTAGTGTAATGTTTTTTGCAATTTCATATTCAACATGTCTTACGTTTTCATCAAAAACCTGTCTCATTTTGAGACTTAAATCCTCAATATTTGGATCTGTCCATTTTTGAGTTTTCTCGTACCATTGAATCCAACTCATACCAGAAACTGATTCCCACTTACTACTATCCACAGAGTAATAATCTTCTGGAGACATAAAGTCTACCAGTCCCCCATAGGTAGAAGAAATAATTGGTTTATTTAGCATAGCCGAGGTAGCGAGAGACATATTCCATCCCTCACCCTTAGAGCTAGACACAAAACAGTGTGCAGTATTATGAAGGCTCTCTATGGTAAAATCACTAATAATTTTATGAATAAACCATAATCTAGGAAAGGAGGATAGTTGTAATTCAGCTTTATAGTTTTTAATTTCCGATTTAATTCGTTCTACATCTTGATTGTTATCTGATGAACCATATGTTTTAACAACTAACAACACATCATCCATTGCTGTAAAAGCTTTCCAATATGCATGTAGCATAGCTCTTGGGTTTTTTCTAGGGGTCCACTGAAAAATGTTATAAAAGACATATGTATTAGGTGTTACTCCTGGTAAATATAAACGTTGCGAATGTGTATGTAGGGACATTGCTTGTGGCACAATACGTATTGGAGTAGTAACTCCACTTTTTATGCACGCATCTTTATTACTTTGACACGCCACCCAAATTTCCTGTGCACTATTACAGGCATCTACCCACACGCTTGGAATACAATCGGTTTCCCAAAAAAAATAAATAATGTTTTTCTTGCCGGGCTCAAAAAATTGAACAGATGAACTAGGAGTACATTGAACTATAACAGTGTCATATGGAATCTTAACATCAATTCGTGCCTTGATTTCAGGTGGTAATGGCTGTTTGGTGTTATGTATAAAACGAATATTGCAAAGTGTTATAGGAATCTTAGTCTTTAATAGAGCTAATATAGTATTAAGACAAGCGCGTCCATAGCCCGTGTGATCCTCAGGATTACCAACAAATTTAACGCCCGTCATAGAATCATCCCCTGCGTGAACTGTAAATTGACTAACGTCTCTGGGTCCACGTCAAAAGTATCTACATACACACAACCCTCTGTTTCTATTTGATTAGAGTAGCTGTGATTTTCTGGAAGAGCATTTAATATCACGGTTGTTTTACCCCTAGGTAAAGCAGCAAAATTTACACGATCAATAGGTAAGTCGGTGATATAATAAATTTCATATGCTGGCATAATAGCTCTCAAATAATATTCACATACAGGTAAATCACTTAGGTGGACAACAACAGTAGCCTCTGCCGCCACGGCCTTGCATTTAGCTGCATATTTTATAGATCTAGAACTAAAAACCTCGCGCAGGACACCAACGCTACTTGATGGGGAAGAGGCACCATCAATAACATACATTCCGCGCGTGTTTCCAATTGCCGAAGAGAGAGCGCGTATGTATGAATATTTATCATTCGTAATCCCATTATATAAGAAAATATAATCCCTAGGAGCAGATAAAACAACTGTTGAGTCTTGTGTAGTTGGTTGATTGATGGGAAGTGGGGGCTTTGGTAGGGCGGTGGATGGGGTTTTTGGAGAGATGTTCATGGTATTTAATACAACTGCCTGTTGTAGAATTTTTTGCTTTGTTGCTTTAGCTGGTAGGGAATTAGCCGCAACAACCACGGAATGTTGCCCAGGAGTAGTTAAACTATTTGCCGCACTGCCCTTTAATATTTTTCTAGCATTTGCCCTATCTATCTTATTGGCATTGCCTGGGGTCATAGCTATTTTAGCAGCAGAGGAAAGAGTGGTAACAACCTTTCCTTTAATTGGGGGGATAATCTTATTGGATTTAGCTACACCTAAACTATCTCTCATCGTAGCATCTAAACCAACAATAATATCTTTCCAATTGTATTTTTTAACAGTTGCTAATCCATTGCGAATAACATCTACAGTGCTCTCATAGTTAGAATACACGTAGATCATTTTATCTCTTAAATCTTGTACATCTGGTTCTCCAATTTTTGCACCCCTTTGATATTGCCAATATTGCATCTGGTGAGTTGCTTCTACTTCGCGGGTTAAAACTGGATAAGAATTATCACTATTTAAAAAGTCCAAATGGCCACCATAGGCTGAGGCTATTACTGGAACCCCGCAGGCCATTGCTTCTAGTGGAGTCATACCAAAGCCCTCTGATCGGCTGGGTGCCACATAGGCGGAAGCAGAAGTATAGAGAGACGATAGATTATGGTAAGTGTGATCTATTACCATTACTTCTGGAAGATTTTTTCCTGGAAATAGGGCTTTAGCATTTGCTATTGTTTTATCAATATCTATAACAAAGCTTTGAGGGGGAGCTGTTCGCCTAGAAGTTTTAAGAATAAGCCTGACCGCATCATTAGCGTCAAAGGCCTCATAATAGGCCCTCAATAGTAAATCAATACCCTTTCTAACGTGTGGAATTGCACAATATAAAAAATTGAATTTATCTCGCGGAATAGCTGGGGGAACATTAGGAGAGAAAACTGTAGTATCTACGCCATATGGTAACACCACAATTTTATCAGATATAACTCCATTGTCGCGTAAAATATTAGCTGCATATGCAGAGGCAGGAAATACCAGTTGAGCATGTTGATTGATAATAGAGGCCCATCCAGATGGCAATAAAGAGGATTCGTAATTATAAATAAGAAATCTAGATTTTTGAGGAATTGCAGGTAGACGATGTGGGACCGTATATCCAAGAAAAACAGGATCGGTTAATTGAGTAGATGCCAATGATACTATTTCAGATGGTACGTTTTCCCATCCATTGGTACTAGATACTCTAATTTTATTACCAAGGGTTAGTAAATTGGAAATTACATTTCTAGCGACAATCGACCATGAGGACGTCGAGCCAACGTAGGCGCTATACAAAATGTCCATGTATCCTCTCTTTTTTGTCTTGTATTATAAAGCATAGCTTACTTGACCCCTATCCACACAAGTTGGGGTATTGTAATTGCCATTTACATCATATGTGAACACAGTATAATGATATATAACTCCATTCTCAAATTGGACCGCCGAAGACGTAGAGGATTCAGTAAATACAGCGTCTCCGCCAGAAGAAAGCTTATAAAGACCACGATAACCTTGAGTGTGTCCATAATATGGATCGGGTTCGGGATGGTCGGGATCTGCTATAAAATTATCCACCCCATCAATAATAGCTGAACTTGTACCCGGACCAACATTAACAATAGCATTTAAATTAGGGGTAAACACGGAGTCATATAAAATATACATTGGATCGCTGGCATCGAATGGCTCTACGAAGTTTGTAGCATAGCGATATTTAGAAACGTAAATTCTAACTCCATAAAGTGAAGATTCGTCTGGATTTACCCACGATAAAGAGATGCTATCATACAGTGGGCCATGATTACCACTAGCTTGAGGAACAATAGCAAGTTGACATACTGGGCCAGGAGGTAAAGCATTACCAATACCATATTCAGCGCGAGCGCAACTGTCAACATAACTAAAATGTCCAGCATCGTTATATGTAAAAACAGTATAATAATAAATTAAATTATAGGACATACCGTTATTACAAGCTGCAGCATTGTATCCCCGCTCACAACCGACAAAACCGGCAGAATACGCCGTTCCAGAGTAAGCATCTACATAGCAAGAGCACTCTTGATTTAAAACAAGCTGTTGACGTGGAACTAAATATAAATCCTGATTATAATATGCCACAATTGGTTTAATATCCGCCTCAGAAGTTTCATCTACAACAGATAAAAATAATTCTGAAGGAGCGGCTGTCGTGCTATTTCCTATGGCGATGGAACTGCCAACAATATCAATAAATTGTAATCTAAATGTGTCAGAAGATATGGAAACTGGAACCACAGAAGCATTAGCTCCAACATAATCCAACAAAGTCTCCATTGTAATTTCTGATCCATTTACAGTTTCTAAAGGAGTTAAATTAATAGAATCTGTGGGTACAATTTGATTGGTAGTGCCATTGTAATAATTAGCCATCCATTGAGATTTAAGTGATAATCTACCAAACGGTATAGCTGAAATATTTAAAAAGCTCATTGCTGAAACAGATAATAATGTTGTTGAATCTGCAATATAATCTTCCACAGCTTGGTCGTTTTCATATAGTGGAGCAGCTATAGCAGTAAGACCAGAATTAAAACTTTCACCTGTTTCATTTTTCAAAATTAATGTAAGAGTACCAATTTGAGGATGAGTTGACACAAATCCGTCATATACTCTAATCATTAAGTATGTATATCCGGTTGGAAAAGAGCTATTGTTAATTGTAGTTGGAATTGTAACAGGTAAAATAATATCATTAATAGCTGAAGAACTCACATACATTGTGGAAGCATTTACTGCTTGATAATCCCTCAAAAGATTTATTGAACCGCCCGCATATATAATATCAACATCAAAACGAGGATGAAGAATAGCGGAACTAAGATTAAAGGCTGACACGTTAATATTAAATTCCGTACCAGGAATTATGGAATATTCTACGATATCGTTTAAACTATTAAGAGTACCAGACATCGCACTAACCAATTCCATAGATAATTCTGGAAGTGGGGAATTTAATCCACGACGTTTTCCTATAATACCCGCTTCTGGATTATCAGCATTACAACATGGATTTGCTTGTCCGACTGGATCAAAATTATAAACTCGTCCATCTAAAGTAGTAAATGTTTTTTCAGATACAGCAATAATTACTCCATCGTCGATAGAGCGTGGATAGTCTTCCGTAGACCTAACAATAACTAACCCACGATAAGAAGTCGGGTCCGAGGGAGGTGTCCACTGTAATCTAACGCGTAGACCCATGTTGGCGTTCACGCAGGCCCCAATGGTTGTAGAGGCATTTAATGTCCTTGGAACAGAGGTAATGTCGGCACTAGCAATAGAACTTTGAACCATTGGTGGAATGATATTTAATTTTTTAAGAGTACCCGCATCATCCGCATAATATAAATACTTACCCATATGTGGTGTGGTAAGTGTCATTCCAAAGGCACTATCAAAAACCGACAATTGATTGCGCTCTACACATCCGGTTTTAAAAACACTGCTCGGGGCCCCAGACTCAGTGTTAATATAGACTGAAGCTAATGCCAATGTTGAATCAGCTTGAGGAATAATTAAATTAGTGTTATAAGAAGTGGAAATGGCTCTAGCGGGTGGCTCATCTAATAGGCTATATTTAAGGGCCTGTGCGTGAGGAACAAACACCCTAGCGTCTTCAATATTGATTAAACCTGGAGACCAATTACCCGCAATTGCGGCAGCATTAATATCGCAGGGTGGTTCATATAATCCCTTAATTGTTTTAGTGTTTTCATCGGTAACATAGGCTAATATCAACCAAGCGGCTTGATCGGTACTGGACATTTCGGACCAGAGCCTCTCAGTGGTAATAGAGGCCTCAATAACCTCAGCCGTTGCAGTAGCATTTGGATTACCCGTTCTAGGATTAGGTTGATATTCCATTTCAACTTCACGAATACGAGCAATAACCATATTACGCCCATCGCCATTCTGATCGACAGCACCAGCACTCACAATGTTTTTAACGTGAGCTAAATCTAAGTTTCCTAGATGATATCTCACTGTATTACCAACAGAGTCTTCTACGTACGTTGGGTTGTTAATAGATGCACCACTAACAATACCATCCCCAGGGAGAAGCTCTACAGTATTAGAAAAAATTTGATAAGCTATTGAATCACCTTCATAGTTTGTCCATAGTCCGGTTGTTGGATCAAATTTAGTAACATAGCTTTCTAAGTTAGCTAGATTATTACCAAAATTACCATGAATTTGTAAAGTTCCGGTTGTAGAATAATTACGCCCAATAACAATAGCATAGTATTGACCAGGAATCATCAAAGATCTGTCATCAAGATTAGAAACAAGTGGCTCTGTGGCAAAACTCACATCAATATACGGAAAAGAATTATTAATGGTATTGTGGTCTAACACCCGTCTAGCTAAAACCTGAGAAGCTGGTTCAGTGATGAGGGGGCTGGCACCGGTGGGTAATGTTGAATTGCAATTACAGCTATTGCTGGATGTACAATCGGAACCAACAAGAGCCCTAATTTCTACAAAAATTTCACCAAACTGTGTGCCTGGGGGTACATCCACTAACATCCATAGTCTAACTTTTTGAATATTGTTACTTCTAGCATAAAATTTTTGAGCATATAAAATACGAGGATCGCCAGATGCTGACATAGTGATTGGATTATTAGCCTGAGATGAAGATTGAAAGTCTAAATAACAACTATTGTTGCGATAGGAATCAACAACAACTCGCATAGCACTCAAATCATATGGAGTTGGATTTACGACGCCATTATTAAACATAGACAGAATTAATGCCGTGCGTTTAGAGGAATCATAAGATACAATTCTCTGTAAATTATCTCGATATATATTCTGCCCGCTGTAAAATGTTGGTTTCAATACAGTATCGCTCATATTTCATCCCCAAAGATTAGTATTTTATTAATAGTTTTAAGCAAAATTCACAAAAGCCGTACTATTAGCTGGTTTAACCATTGAGATAAGATTTGTAATCAATGCCTTATCTAATGGAAAACTGAAAGGATTTAGCACGTTAACAATAAACTCAAAATTACGACCATATTCGTCCTGCAAATTAGTAAATGTCATAGCTTCAATGGCGGCAATATTAAAATCATATCCAAGTGTTACTCTACTGTCGCTTATTGAAACAGGTTGCTGACGTTTAAAAGCAGCCACCTCTGCAGTTGAAAGCGGAGCATTCGTAATGGCCAATTGATCAATGAGAACTTGACCAGGATACAAACCATTAATATCTTCCCCAATATAAATATGAGTAAAATCAGAGGCATTGTCAATAAATTGTCCACTAATTTCCTTTACCGCAGCTTTACTTTTAACAGTATCTAGCCAATCTGTAGGTTCAGTATTATATTTTTGAGTGGGTTGCTCATTCATTAATCCCAACCAATCATAAAAAGTACCACCATAAACCTGATTGGATACTGTAAATGTTTCATTTTCATATGTTGCTATTTGATACGACACGCCATCAATAAATTGATTAAAGAAGCTCTCTAAACCAGATATGGTTCTTGAAAATTTACTTCCTGTGGGATTCCCTATCGTAATCGTGCTTGGATCTACGATACCACCTAACTTTTCCACAATAAACTTATTAACCCTAGCTTTCACTTCGTGGGTTTGGGCATCTCCACCAATAAATGTAGAATCAGCATAATCTCCAAACAATCTCTCTTCAGCTGTAACCTCGTCAATACCAAATGTAGCGCCTGTGTCATATTTAAGTAAACTACGCAACTCTCCATTAAGATATAGTCTCATGAAATTTTCAGTCGGGGAGGAGGAATTATTCCATGTAATAGCTATATGATTATATTCATTGCCATTTAAATCTTTAGTGGATAAAGGACAATGAATTACATATTTATCTGTACGTACAGAATTTGTTCCCGATATAGGAGTAAAACCTATAATTTCAAATGTTAAATTATCAATCTCATCGATATAAAGGGAAAAAGAAGCAGCTAAATTATTAGAGCCGACAAAAGGCTGCATGTCAACTATATAGTATTTGGTTCCTCTGGTTTTACAGAGTCTTTTAGCCCATAACTGTATAGATCCAGTTGTTGCACTAAAATATTTCACATTTGGAACAATCAGGGGCGTGCCACTAAACACTCCTGCTTGACCGAACAAAGAGTCTGCTAAGAAAACACCAGAATATAATGGATAAAATGGTGCAAAATTATCAAAACAATCATCAAAATGAACGACCATAAGATTATGTCTGCCTGAATCGATAAATGGAGCCAATCTATTATTAGTTTTAATTGGACTAATACCTAAAGAATTAGAAATCAAATCATTATTAAATGATTTATCCAAAAGACGCTGCTCTAAGAGAATGGCATCGGCTGGATAATACGAATCGTAAGTATATCCCGAATCATATTTTGGTTTTGAAATTCCAAGATGAGGGGCTAAGTCATACTTCATTTGAGATGAAGATGATCCTAAATATAAAGAACGACCAGTTTTTTTCATTTTAATATCTAAACCGGTATCATATTCAAAAACATATTTACCTGGTGGTAAAGAGTTGATAGATTCAATGGAAAAAGAAAAAGACAATTCTGAATTAATAATATTAGCGCTAATATCTATATAATAATGTTGAGATTCTTCAGCATCAGCCGTTACATAATATAAACCATCTTCCGTAATTGTAATAATTCTGTCAGTTTCTCCATTGTTCCATAAATAAGAACTATATCCATCTGTAGCAGTAGCTGTTACACAACGAAACTCTGGATTATCCGACCAAGTAAAAACAATTTCTAAAGCCATATTATCCTCAATTGGTTATCATAACTTTTACTTCTATGACAGATCCATTTTTGAATCTATATTTGGGATTAACGGTAGGGCCATTAATAATAAAACGCCACCCATTGGATATTTCTGAATATGACACATAAGAGGAGTCTTTAGTAAGAGTTTCTAAGAGACCTCCATTCTGATATACAAAGAAATTAATATACGAAATAGGAATAGCCCTATCAGTAGAATCTATTACATCAAACATAATATCAGTATATCTACTTAATATTGATCCAGTTGAGACTGAACCATTTAATATTAATCCTGGCTCTTGATTAACATAAGAACTTGCAACATAAATATTTGACGTCATAGTTGTAAAATTATCAATCGATTGCATTGCCGCTTTATAATATCCTGGAGCTGTCGGTAAAAATAACTCTTCTGTTGTGTCAAATAACATAATATTATCTAAAAACCAATAAGTTCTAGCAATAGTTTTACCAGGCCATAATGCAGATAATGTTGCTGGACCCAATGAATCTGGTGTTATGGAAATATATGCATCCATAGTAAGATAAACTTCCTCAGAAATCACAGAACATCCATTAGAATCGGTCACCAATACCGAATAATTACCAGGTAATCCAGCTAAATATGTAAAAGTAGTTGCACTAAAAATATCAACGCCTTCCAAGCGCCACTGATAAGAAATGTAAATATCTGGTACGGATAATGTATAAAAAGACACATTGATTGTCGGCGCGGATGGCGCAACATACACAATTACAGCGTGACTATTCGATTCCATAGCGCATGAATTTACACTTGTTCCGACAACAGTATAATTACCACTTACAGTTGCTATATATGTACTGCTTTCCGCTCCACTAATAATAACTCCATCTAATTTCCATTGATAAGAATTTACACCAGAAGAGGCCGTAGAAAGAGATATAGAATCGCAACCAGAAGCATCTCCAATAATAGAAATAGTCGGAAAACTATAAATGACAACCGCATGAGTAGATGAGATTCCATAACAACCGTTAGAATTGGTTCCAGCCACAGTGTATGATCCACTTTCAGTGGCAACATATGTATCACTATTTACACCAATAGGATTACCATCTTTAGCCCATTGATAAGTAACAATGTCAGAACCAGTTGCCGTTAAAGTGACTGACGTACAATCAGAGGAATCTCCAATTATACCCATTATTGGGGCAACATAAATAGTTACAAACAATCCATTGGAATAAAGCCACGGATCAGAAATTGTAACCCTGGCAGAAATCCTATAGTAAGCAGTGGAGACTACTGAATAAGTTGAACTTGTAGCCAAAACAATATCAGACCAAGTGGAATTGTCAGGAGAAGTTTGCCACCGATAAACGTCATATACATCAGTAGATAGAGCTACGCTAGTGCAGCCAGATGAATCGCCATATATATTAATTGGTAAGTTTGCTGGTAAAAAGGGTTCTGCGTTAAAAGATAAATCTAATGGACCTGCCTCTGCTTTGGCTGGAATTTGGACAAACGGTTGTGCTTCAAAGGCATAATCCATTCCAATTAAATCGTTGCTACCAGGCAGAGACATTCAATTACCTCATTTACGCTTGCGTTACTGTAAAGTCGTCTGCATATACAGAATCAACTATTGAAGCTGTATTTGACCATACCCAACATTCAATTTCGATAACGCCAGTTTCCGAAGGAGTAAAAGTTAAAGTTAATTCTTCGTAATTCACATCGTCTGCTTTAGTGGCTATTAAATCTTCTGGAACACCCGACAGTTGATTCCCCTGAATAAACAATTTAGCAGAAATATTTGTTGCATGGGTTTTCTTAACCCACACACGAGCAGTAACTAATCCAGAATTTAGTACGGCCACCTTAGCAATAGAAAGTTTTAGGGGATACCAACTATTTCTAGATGATCCAGTAATTGCCATTTTCCAAGCAATTCCAGTGGCCGTGTGTCTTTCTGGGTCTGTAGTTACAGTATTCACGATTGCCGCATCAGTAAAGAAATAATGACTATCTATTGCTTGCCCCCATTTTGGAAAATAAACTCGATAATTAAGTGCAGTGGTTATTGGGGCACTTGGCAGGCCCTCTGCACAAAGAGCATTGGAAACATAATTTGGCCCAACGGCAACATAAATACCATTGGTGCCGTTACCAGTTGTGGTAATAGAATAAACCTTATTATTAAGGGAAACCGTGGATATTTGTAAACCATATTGTCCATTATAATTTGCTTGAGTTATTGTATTAAATACGTCCTCTGTAATGCTTTGTATAAATATTCCAGACGTACTATTGTAATTTGCATTTGTAATAGTGTGTATATTATTACGAGCCGCACTATTTATAGAATATAGACCATAGCTATTATTGTTAAGATTAGATATTAATGAAAAATCATTATTATCTGATGCATTAATCATCAAACCATAAGAAGTATTATTACTAACACCCTTTAAAAGAGTGAATAAATTACCTTGACTACTACTGTTAAAATCTAAACCTATCCCACCATTATTATTGAAAAATCCAAGAGAGCCTATGCCATTTGTAAAAGAACTCCAATATCCTCCACCAGAGCCATTATTACTACAGTTGTTAATGTTTTGGAAATTCCAATAATCACAGCTAAGTAAATATGTTCCATAATTATATCTATAAAAATTCAAATAATTAAGAGTTATATAATCTTTGCTTGTTGAAAAAAGACCTCGACCTAAACCATTTAATCCATCAAAAAATGTTTCCCCAGTTTGCAGGTTGGTATTAGTGTCATATCCCCCCTGATATTGAATATTATTTCCTGATGTTCCACTCTCCTGTATTTCTTGAACACTAGCAGTAAGACTGGTCGATAATGTTGTTTTAATAGTTTCCCTTGTGTAAGTGGGAACAATTTCTGTGTCTCCCGAATAACCCCTCTCAATGATGGAATCTGGTTTAGTTGACGGATCTGTTTCTAATAAAACAACTCGCCCATTAATGCTTTGTATGGCATACCAAGCCTCATCTCCGTCTTGTTCTGTCGAATTTTTACTTATAAGGCTTTGGAGATTTAAACCAGTACTGGTGGCTGCTTCAAAATTATCTAAATAAAGATATGAAGCCGCAGTAGGAACCACTGATCCGGTATACAAAGCAATGGATTGAATGTTAGTTGGTCCACCTCCGGCTCCACTAAGATTTCCACCCCCATCTCTAGTTAAAGTTAAAGGAACCCACACATTTATAGATGGAATTGCTGGAAGAGTAAACGTATCGACGGCAGTGACTCCAGCAGTATCTGAACATAATTTAATAACCCAATGAGTTGCTAGGGTGGCTGCACTATTGTAAATCCAAAAAGTTATTTTTTGCTTAGAGGATAAATCAACAGAGGTTATAGTTTTATGTGCATATAATGTATTTATCGCATAAGTGGCTTTAGTAATTTTCATGCAGGCTCCACCCTCTTTAGCTTGAGTGGTGACTGCGGTGCGGGTTACGGTGGATGTGTTGTCTACAGTCCAAGCAACTTCACATCTATCAATGGTTGTTGTTTGGGCTGTGGTTAATTTTACTGCTTTAACATTTACTAAACGAGAAGTTCCGGCTCCACCGACCCCATTTCCCACTGAATTATCAAGTGTAAATTTAGTATCTGATACATAGGTTATTACCCAAGCCCCATTTGCTGCTGTATTAACAGTATTTCCTATAATTTGAACTATGTCTCCAGTTATGTAACCATGATTTGTAATAGTTGTTATTTCAATGGGAGAGGCATTGGTAGCTGCATTAATAGTTTTTGTTCCGGTAACAACTCCACCAACATTTGTCACACCTGTCCATGAACAATCTCCCCCAGAAATTAAAATTGGAGCAAGGCTTTTTGCTATTCTAATGGTGTCTCCTGGAGCAATCCTAGCTGCTGTGGCTCCGTTGGTTATGGTTTTCCAAGCACAGTAAGTCAAATCACCAGCAATAGATCCAGTACCAGTTCCAGGACCACCACCTTCATTCCCGTAGGTGACGTTTTCTGCTACGAAAGTCCCACTCCTCCCATAGAAATAGCAGGTAACTACGCCAGCCCACGCACCAGGAGTCACTGTGAGATAAGCTACCTTGGCACTGGTTTGTCCCGTCATCTTGTCACCAGCGACGGGACTACTACCTCCAGTGACAGTTACCGCTACGCTCCACCATCCATATGGAGTGGCGGTAGTAGCATCTAATCCATTTTCATAATCCATATACCACGTTGACATGCCTATCTCCCTATTTTTTAATTATTAGCAACGTTAATTGTGACTGTAATATTGGAACCAGATTTAAATCTATGTTTAATCTCTCCGCCATTAATAACAAAACGCCAGCCATTAGATATTTCTGAATAAGAAACTTCCGATGAAGTTTTTGTTAAATCTTCTATTACGGCTCCATTTTGATATATAGAAAAATTAACATATGATAGTGGAAAATATTTTCCATGAGTTTCTATAATATCAAAAATAAAAGTAGCATAACGACTTATATTAGAGGCATTAGCAATAGAATTATATGTAATTAATTCAAAATTCATATCAACATATGAAACAGTCACATCAATATCATTTGGAATTCCCACTGAGCTATCAGAGGCTGTTAAAATTACAGAATATGTTGCATCTATAGTGGGCACTAAAAACGTGTTTGGTGTACTAACTATAATTTCTTCATTAGCCGCCCACACACAATTAACAATTGTTTTAGTGGGCCATGTTGCTTGAAGAGTAGGGGGACCATCAAAAACATTAGAAATAATAGTCAAATATGGTTCCGAATTTATACTTATAGTTGCCGTAGTGCTATCAGCAGGTGGATCACATTGACCAGTAACCCTTACCCAATAGTTGGTTTCTGTGGTTAAAGCTGGAGTTGTATATGTGTTTGAATCTGTTCCGACTGGAGTTGACGTATCTCCACTAAGGCCTTCGTACCATTGGTAAGACAATGATAACGTGCCACTCGCCACCACAGTTAAAATTGCCGTATCTCCAAGGGAAATAGTTTCCCCTGATGGTTGTGTGTCAATAGTCGGAGAAAGACAAGGTGAATAAGAATCTAGTCCCCATGTACCTAAATCAGGATAGTAAATTTCTGCAGTACTAAGTGGAAGAACATCTGGAAGTCCGCCCCAACCACCATAAACCAATACCGTATTGTCATCTAAAAGGGCATATTGTACGCTAGCGGCTACTTGTCCCAATTCCATTCTTGGAACATTCATAGATCCTGTTAAAGACCAGGTTCCGCTAGCCACATTATATATTTCTGCTGAATCTAAAATTCCAGTAAAGTCTGAAGTAGTTGTGCCCCCAAAAACTAAAACATTTCCATCAGAAAGTTTAACTGCCCCCCCCCAAAATCGCACAGCAGAGAGTGAACCAGTAACAGACCACGTGTTAGAGTTGGGATCAAATAATTCACAAGTGTCTGTTCCTGTACATGAAGATAATACGGTATTGTTATTTAGTAAATTTAAATTTATTGAATTTTGGGGCGGTAAAGATAAATCTCCCACAATTGACCATGTGTCTGTATCTGGATCATATGTTTCACTAGAGGTTTCGTTCCAGCTAGCTACCAATATTTTACCAGACACTAATCTCACCGCTGCAACAGCATCACGAGAAATATTTAATGAGCCCGCAGGCGACCAGGTTCCCAAAATAGGATCATATATCTCACAGGTGTCTAAACTACCTCCGCCACCATCTGTGGTAGAACCACCTATGGCCAATACCCTACCATCAATAAGTTTAACTATGGCGTGAAATTGCCTTGATATAGACAAGGAGCCAGTAAAAGTCCAAAGACCAGTATTTGGATTATATAATTCACAAGATGCTGTGCTAAGCCAGGTGGGATCGGAACCAGTCAAACCACCAACCACCAATACGTTTCCATCATCAAGTAAAATTGCTGGAGGACCATATGCGCGTGAGACGTTAAGGTCCCCAACGGAATAAAAACCATTGTCTATGATATTATATATAACAGAGCTAGATATTAAAGTTCCATCTATTCCCCACCCACCAGCAAATAAAACATTACCAGAAGACAATTTTATACCTATGCCATCACTTCTGGCTGGGGGTGGATTCTGGAGAGGACCTAAGTAATCTGACATTATTTCATATCCATTATATTAACGACATCGTGAGTTCTTGACCAGATAAATTAAAATTCAAATCAGTGCTGAATAAAGTTTTAACACTATTAAAATCTACAGAAAAAATTACCGGTGAATCCTTACCATTTGTTAACATTTCTATGCGATATTGAATATATCTACCGTTAACTCCAGATAATGTGGCTTCATAATCTACTGTCCAATCACATTTTAAAACATAAGCGTACACTGAATCACTGTAAACATATCCATCGTCTTCACTGGATATATTATTAATAAGATCTAATTCAATCCATGGTTCTGTTATCAATGTATCAGAATAGTCCGCAGTGCGATACATAATTTTAAATAACGATTTAAGCGCGCTAGAGCCATATGCATCATACCCATATGCATCATATCCATAATCACAGTATTCTGATGTACAGCCATCTAAACTAATACCACAACCAATGGTATCTCTCATAATATAACCTCGACGTTGAAGGCTTGATGTAGAGGCTTTAATTGCTAATTTAGTCCACTCCAATCCCAACATCGTACTATCATATATTTGAGAAGTATATACGCCAGAAACCGGTTCACCATAAATATTTCCAGCCGATGGATAGCTATTGAGAATAAATGCGCATGGCCACAATTTATTTAAATCTACAGCTTCTAACATAAGTCTATTACCATAGTAACTAATGTTTTCAGGGGTTACAGTTGTTTGTGCCCATTGGGCAGTAGTGTCTTCTTTCCAACCATTAAACCAAACAGAAATATCAGTAGTGTCATACTTAGGGGAATCACAAAGCGTTATAGTATTAAACCTATCTCTTTGAATAAATGAATCCTCCCTCACTACATCAACAAGCCCATTGTTTTTAGATAAATTGAATATATCAGTTTCTGTTAATGTTCCATCGGGACACAAAATTCCCCTTCTTACCCAACTCACTCTATTTTCAATCCAATCTTGTAAACTTTGTCCATCTTCTGGTTGAGTGCTAATTTCAGCGCCATTAATAAAAGCGTGAATTTCACTATCTTTCTGAGCGCAGGTTTGCGTTCCATCATTTAATTTCCAACTCATAGCAATGTATTGACGTGTTCGACGAGACCACATTAAATCAAAATCAAATTTTTCTAAATCTAAAACAACTTCATAATAAGATCTGCATCCCTCTTCTGAAATAAACACAGAAGAAATGCCACTGGACATTGGCTTCAACATTGATGTTTTGTTTAATTCCACATGTTCATATAATCTAAAATGTAATAAATTTTCTGTATCTTTGAAAATAGATAATCGATTACTATATGGACCACTATTTTCATGATTTACATCAAACAGAGTCGTAATTTTAGCACTTGGAACCGCACACACTGGATTATTATAAGTAACCACTATATCAGTAATTCCAAGTTTAGCCGTACTTAGATTTTCTACTTCCCCGTAATATTCTCCATAACCTTGATATTCATTATAATATTCACCATATCCAGTTTCACTTAATGGATTAACTGAGATTTGCATTCTGACGCGTAAATGTCTGGAATTAGGTAAAGATAAAGATAAAGATTGAATAGGCGATGAGTGAATAATGTATTCAATGTTTTCAGCATAATCCATAGCTGACATGCCATCTAAATGCAATCCATATACATGATATGTTGTGTTTCCAATCGTTGTGTCTTCAGCAACATAATCTAACACATAATAATTTCTATTTGCCTGCTCGCCATTAATAATTGTGACTCTACGACCAACGGCTTTTTGTAATTTTTCAATAGTAATCGTTGCGTTTTCGTCATTCTCACCCGTCACATACAATACAGAAGAATCTTTGTTTAAGCAATATGCTGGTGGAGTATTTTGAGCACACGATTCCATATTTAAATGTGGACACAAATAACCGTCAGTACCAGTAAAAGTTTCTAAAGAAATTCTAGCATAAGGAGGACCAATTTCTGGATAACCATAATTTTCTCCATACCAAGTTGCATAAGACTCAGTGTCCGCTTGCCCAACAATACCACAATATTCGCTGCCATACTCAGCTTCATTCCAGGGTAAAAACCACACATCAACATCAACTGCAGAAAATTCGTTAACCTTACCGTTGGTGATAGCTGAACCCAAACTAAAAGATTTCCAAGATACAACTGCTCCGGCATCAATTACATTTTCCCAAATTGCTTGATGCGAAATTTGTGCTGATTCAGAATCAGGATCATATACTAATCCCACAGCACTAACTGAGGTGTCGGTAATAATGGCTTCACCACGTAAACCTTTAGAATTATTTTGATATAAATCTAAAATAACAGGTGATGTATTTTTACGCAACCAATTTGTACCAACAAATAAATCTAGCCCACCTTCAGAAATTCTAAAATTAACATCAGCATCATATGTTAGGGCATTATTGTCCCGCATCCAAAGACCCTTACCAAATGGATCTGATTGGCCCGTAACTGGAGTAGAGGTACTATAAAATGTAGTTCCAGTAAATATCGCAGGTAAACTATATAAATGATCAATATCTAAACGCCAACCAAGAGTGTTTCCTTCTTTAATTTCAGGTGTGGTAGCTGTAAATGTTTTGACGAGTTCTTCTATTCCAAATAAAGTTGGACCCTTAAGATAGGCAGCGATAACTCCGCTAATAGCTTTTCTATAGGTTTCTTTTGCCCACCGTCTAGAACTTTCATCCAGCTCTCTTGTTCCCAATAAATAAGCAAAATTACTATAAAGAGCGGGTTCCCTAGCTCCGTATTTATAGGAAACATAATATGTTTCTCCTGCTGTGTCAATGCCAAATCTACCCGCAGTTTGACGTAAAGCTGATAAATTAGGGCTCCAGTCTATACCATTATCACCATAGACATAATCAACAACTATATTATCCACTACGTAATTATAATTAGCGAGAATTTCTTCATTATTACCCAATAAAATAGGTTGATAATTTGGACATAAAGAATTACGGCAATTTTGATAATATAATCCCCGACCGTTAATACCAGCAAAATCCTTTTGTTTACCAGAGGCGCTATAAAACCTACAAGAGGTTTCTAAGCAAATACTGTTCACTTTAGACGTTGCGGATTTACGATAAATAAAATCTGGATCAGCTTCTACTGGTGAAGCTCCATCAGCAGCAATTATACCGTCCATTTTAACACAAGAACTATAAGAACCAGTAGTTTGATCGTAAACACAGCCCGCAGGAGTAAAGGCACCCTGATAAGTTTGTTCAAATTGTGACATTGGATATGGGTAATTAGTACAATGAATATTATTATCAAAACGACAAACATCAGATAGATAAATTGTATCGTTATCAATGTGATCTACCTTAAGATAGTTTAATGCAGTCTTTTGAATGTTTTGACCAGCAGAAGATGAAATTGCTTGTTTTTGTACATAATTAACATTTAAGACATTTTGATGTCTAGCTTGAAGTGCTGCCGTGGTATATCTAGCTACAATTTGAGACTGAAGACCCACGACCGGTGCCCAAGAATCAATTGCCACATGAACAACCCCGTTTATATAATCAATAGAATAAGCCCCTGGAGCTTCACGTCTGGTAAAAATATATTGTCCATTTTTATCTACAAGGGGAATGCCATCCTCTCCAATAACACGCCGATAAAATTCAGTTTTACCATCAATAAACGGTACTTCTTTATGAAATACTGATGTATATTTAAAACAAGACTGAGACTTACAATGAGATTTATATAAATTAGCATCAACATTATACCCGTCAATGGGACTAAATGCCGTACCAGTAACGTCACAAACCGCTCCAGTATCATGAACGCAAACTGTAGGCTCAAATGAAACAGAGGAATCAATAGTACCATAAAAACATGTTGGCTCTTCATTGATTCCTACAAACGTGGTAATATTTATACAATCATTTTTATTAAAAACATCTTCAAAAAGACCTTGATTTTGAAGATAAGCGTCCGTTAATAAATATGGATCAATTGTAAATGGATACAATACACTAGTGGTATCAATACCGGTAAATCTGTCTGCGGTTTCACCTTCGGAAATTAATTTATTTTGGAATTGTAATAAAAACCCATCGGTTCCACTAAGATATGCCGTCCTAATCGCAATTTTATCAACTTTTTGTAATGATACTGAATCATATACAGTTCCACCTATAGTTGTCTTTGCTTCATTAAGTAACATTGCATGGGAGAGTGAAAGGGCTCCAGCAACATCCTTTAATTCTATAACATCTGTAACGTCTTTAAATGTTACTACCTCTATTACATTTTCAACACTAATCGGTTCATTTACAATTATACGATCATCATAAACATGATTAACTGTATAATCGATACCAGTACCTTCACTAAATACTTTGTTTACTTCTTCTATGGGACTATGTTGTGTTTTAATGTTAAATTTACCATCTTCATCTATAAACATAGAGGAACCAACCCTTTCATAACATTCCTCAACATTTGCAAATAAATTATAATCCCGGCCCTCAACAAAAACATCTTCATATTGATAGGCTATATTTACAATCTGGCCTTCTGATATTTGACTAGAATCAGATGATGGCAAAGCAATCGCGCCAGTCATCAATGGGTTGTTTGCATATACATTAGCGTTACCTAAAATAACGCTATAGTCAATATCTTCTTCATATGTAGCTAATCTCAAATAACTTACGTATATCACTTGTGGAAAAGCGGTCAATCTTGCCGCTAAAAGTGTATCATTGGGCGACCCTGCATCAAATTGTGCAATAGCTATTTCTGTTTGAGCTGAAGTGGATTGAGTATTTCTATAATTTACCATATACTCGCCCCAGCTTAAAGTACGCACCACAGACCAAGATACTTCACGTTGAAATGGATTTAAACAAACAAATCTACCATCTGAAAGTTCAGTTAAAGTTAAATCATGGTCTATACGAATTAAAACATCAACTTCTTTTTTCATAATGACTAAAGAGGTATTAGTAGAAGTTGCATTACTAATTCCAGAATAAGATAACAAACCAACATTGTTAATGAAAAATGCGCCGCCAGAAGCTGAAGATTGTTCCATTTCTATTTCATTAAAAACTGGATCTAAATTTGGATCTGGTGTACCTATAATTGGTAATGTGGTGTTGGTGACTCTAGCAGGTGGTAAGCCAACTACAGCGGTAACATTTAAATTTTCCTGAATTTTTCTAGTAGAGTTATTATAAGAATATACCACAAAAACTTTATCTCCAGCTTGTGGAGGAGGGACTCCTAAAACCGGACTTAATTTAAATTGGGTGTCTGTTAATTTAACATCAACATAAGCATTTCCAACATCATAAAAATTAGTCTTCAATGCATAACTAGACAAATCGTACATTGCCATAACTGGTCCAGTTTGGACCATTACAGCCAACACTTTAAGAATAGGCCCCAATTGGACCTCTAAAACATATGGGGTAGCTGTGATAGTGGCTTCTTCAGCATTTACAAAACGAATATATCTCTTATCTCCAGCTTGGGGAGCGGGAAAACCCAACATAAATCTACTAGCATTGATTAAGGAGGGACTAAGAGCGTCCACCTCCAAATAACCAGAACTAGGAGTTAGAGACACGGTTAACGACCCCATAATACTTTGAGTTATAAGTTGAACATCTCCATCAAAAAATACTGAAGAAGTATCAGATTTAATAATTGCTTTACTAGATTTTTCTTTTGCAACTCTTGTAATTTCATTTGCGCCTATGTTATTTAATTTATCATAGTGGCCTCGACCACGCGTTACAGCTTCAGAGTCAACTTGAACACCAATAAAATAATCTGCTTCAGTTTTTCCAATTTCATCTTCAATTCTGGATAATTCATCGGACACAACCCTAAATAGCTTACTAGTAAAAGTTTCTACCTCTTGTCCTGTGGTGGGTTCTATCTTAGTTTTATTAGCTAACATAGGAGACAAAGAATCTATCATTCGATCTAAAATAACACTATCAGTCGCAAAACCATCAAATACAGCTATATTGTCTACCGAATTTGTTTCTATAATAGCACTACTAGTGAGAGCACGCACACCAGAAGTCACTACTCGATACAGCATAAATGGTATTTGTGTATCTGTATGTATTATAATTGTTACAGAACTATCTAGTGACTGTGTAATGGAAACTATGTTTAAATTGCCAACCCCATAAAGTGGGGAAATAACAAAATTAGCATTGGTAAGGTTGGGATTAACTGGCTGGTTAAATACCGCCTCCAGTTCATCTAAAGCTATTGCTGTAACAGCAATTAGCTTCACAGGTAATTTATTCATTGGTCCACGCCCCTAGGATTTTTATCTAGGAGAACACTCTTTGGGATTATAAATAACGTTTCGAGCATTCTCACATGTCGAAGCCTGCCCCGTAGGTTGTAGCGTTGGGGAGGTGGCTCCTTCGGTAAAATAATCTTTACCAACAGTTTCACGGCCCACAGCCACGACGACTGTTGCATTAGACGAACTCAAACTATAATATTCATTATCTTTTAATAATATTTCTTTTGTACCTGTTTCCGTTTGTTTACTAAATCTAGTAAAATTAACATTTATGAGGCCCGATACTAATCTAAAAAGTTCAGATGAGACATATGAAGGTTGTAAAGTCCCGCCTAAACTTTCTGTATTCATAATGGTAAGAAGGGCATTCGATACAGCAGATTGCATAGTAACTGGATTACTGCCACTTGCGGCCACTATTGACACAGCCACAAATAATGGGACTTCGATAGCGGCTTTCACCAATATGTCAGTATTAATAATGCGCTCGCTTTCTATAGTTTTAGTTAAGTCTCCAACCGATTTATTATAAAAGTATGTTGTTAAAATGCGCTCACCGGGTTTTGGAGAGGAATATGTATAATTTACTTTATAGCGCGTGGAGGAAATTGGAGAAGACACTAAGCTTACAGTTACACCAGTAAATAAAGAATAATTATCTGTGGATACTGCAATATTATCTATTGTGGCAAATCTCTTATATGTATATTGAGCATTGTTGGAGCCACTAATCGCTCCAGCAAAAATCAATCTATCATAGTTACCAATATTAGCTAAACCAGAATTAGGATTAACATACATTGGATTATTCACATTTCTTATTGTGTCTTCAGTGAGCCCTTCCGTTGTTCCTAACACATAATATGTTCTAATCGTACCGGTCTCATCAGCGTGGCGTGTAGTGTTGGATGTGGATGAAACTGGATGTCGCACTTCCCAAAGGAATGATAAATATATATCATCTCCTGGGCGTGGTTGTGTTATATCTGTAGTTGAAATTAATAACTGTAGGCCATTGCTAGTTGTTGAATATGATACAATTTTATTTTCCTGAATAGTGTCATTACTATACATTACAACTGGTTCTGGATAAGTGAAGGTGCCATTTAGCGACAAAGGATTTGTTTCAGGATAGACACGCCCAATAGTATCTCCCCTACGAGCCAATGATACATATGACGTCACCACATCTCTTTCATATACGCCGCCAATAATTCCAGAAGCATCAGTGGGCGGAATTACTCTAAAAACATAAGCCGCTCCAGTGTCATCGAGAGAAATATTTGATGTCACGCGCTGATATTGATTCATTACCGTAGTAATACTAATTCCCTGAACAACGGCAATACGTTTACCCGTACCACGAGCAGAAACGGTTAAATTTATTTCATTGGGCACTGTAATGGAACCAGTAACACCACTTATGTTGATAGTATCTGATAAAACCACACCATTGATAATGTCATCTTTACCAACTTGCAATAAAGGTGCAGATGAATCTGTCCAATAAATCATATTATCAATTAATGAATAATCAAAAGACGGATCAAAATATTTATCCCAAGTATATGAAATTAAAACAGTGGCATCTGTGGTAGGTAAGGCTCTACCAGAAATCTTAATTTTACCGCTTGAATCATAGCTTTCAATAATATATCTTTCACCAGTATCATAATTCTCCACCGCACTAACTGATGACACCGGAATATGTCTAGTATACACAGTGGCCACTAATGTTCCATTTTCATTTACAATGGAAGAAGATACAATCGCTGGCTCTTGATTAACCGGTAATTGTGAATGAATATCATCAATAGATGTCAAATCGGTATATTGAGTGAAATCATAAGAAGAGTCACGAGTTCTTGTAACGTCTTCAGCTATAATACTTTTTTCTTGTTTGAGCCATCTAATTCTATCAAAACCAAAACTACTATTAGCAAAGGCGGATGGAGAATCACTATCAGCATCTTTAATAAGTGTGTAATTGACATCCTTTTCAAACGCTCCAGACTGAGAACCAACAACGCTAACTAAGTCGGCTATGGGCGCTTGCACATATAATTGTGGGTCTGAAGCTAATAACTTTCTATTGCTGGCATCTAACTCTCTTAGTAATCCAGAAAATCTATCAATATAGGAAGAACGACCCAACACATAATCATTAGAAGAATCTGTAATAGGCACGCCCGCTACGGGACTAAATATGAAATTTTCTTCTCCACGTTCTAGTTTTCGACCTGCGATATAAACATCCAACATACCACCAGAACCTGGAACAAGAACTGTTTCGCCGTCGGAAACCGTACCATCTCGGACCATTAATGGGTGGCCTGGTCCAATAATAGCAACGTCGCTCACTGTTGGTTGGGACATGAAAAATGATTTCAATCCAAACATAGTGGTTAAATTACTACCAGCAAATACTAATAATAATCTTTTTCTGAAATTATCATCTGACTCTAAATCTTCTCCACCAGAAGTGGTTTCAAAGTTAATAACATTATTGACGGCTGCTATTGCGTGTTTCCGAATAGAGCCCTTTGCAACATTGGATGTGGATCCCTGATTAACTGCCGTAACCGACACAGCAATTGCATATGTATCGTAAATACCATTGGCATCTAGAAAACTACGATATTGATTTGCTGTTGCTCGATAAATCTCTCTATTGGCACCAGAAATAACCACATCACCCACAATTCTAAAAGAGACTGGAGCATTAGTGGCAATAGAACTGGAAGAGGTATATACCAATGATCCAGAACGCACTATTATGCGCTCATCAGGGGATAACAATGAACGAGTTAATAACACCACACCACCAGCGGTTTGTGCTTGTTTTCTTTGCATGGAATAATTAGAAGCAAGTTTATCTAAATCAGAACCAAATACTGTTTTTACTGACTGCAGATTTTGCATATTTTTGACTTCAGCATATAAACCAGAAAGCTCATCGGCATAAGAATCTAATAATTCCTTAATAACCGAGCCGTCAGTTAAATCTGCTCCCTGAATGCGACTACGGAGCTTATCTTTTAAATCAGCCACTATCTGCTGATAATTTTTAATCATTAGAACCCACCTCGCTCGGTTACCACACCACCGGTTACCTGTACTATAGCTCCAGGGGAAATGGTAAAGGTTTTAGCTACAACGTCCCCACTACCAGCTCTAATAGCAATACCTACATTAATTTGTCTAGGATCAGATAAAGATTTTTCAGCCATAACACTTAAAATTTCTCGTATCTCTTCTCCGGGACTCACATATTGATATCTAGCCTGTGTGGACTGTTGAGCCATTAAAAACTCTAAAGCTTCTTTCACAGAATCTTCAATTTTTGTGATAAAAATAAAATCTGGCATAAGGGGGCGAGCAATAATGCCACCAAGATTGGTTCCATAATATGGACGAAGCCTAACTTCTCCAAGCGGGGTTAAGAGAATTCTAACGAGGGACTGAACTAGCTTATCCTCATTAGTTACCGTCTCCACCTTGCTATTTTGAAAAGATATGTCTCCGTTTTCGATTCGAAGGTCAAAAGACACGTAAATCCCTCCAGATTATCAGCTTTTATTAATAGGTATTATCCTTTAGATAAGTTTTTAGCTAATTCTCTAATTTTCTTAGAAATATCAGTATTTAACTCGTATTTAATACCACTAGCTCCGCGACCAGGTGCCACTGCATCAACCCAACAATAATCGTCTGGTCCTTTATTTGTATTATTTGGATTAGTGAAACCTAAGGCACAGGAGGGCGGTTTTGCTTTAGCTAATTTAGCACGCTCAGCTTGGACTTCATCTCTCGTCGTAAGCATCGTATCAACGTGCTTTACTATTACATAACCCTTTCCCCTTTCTATAACCTGATTAGTAATTTCTTCTTTAAGTTGTGATGCTTGATTTTTTTGTTCTTGAGATGAATCTGTCCCACTGATTATTCTACTCAAAGAAGCAGTTACATTATTATATTTAGTATAGTTACCACTTTCCCAATCAGATTTAGCTTGATTATAAATTGTGTCCCATGCAGCGGATGGATGTGATTCTGGTTGGAGAGGGGGTGAGGGGGCTTTTGTATTATCCCTAGATGGAGAATAACTACCGGCCCCATTGTAATGCCTACACTCTGAGCATGTACCTTTCATGGTTTTTAAACAAGAAGCAAAATAAGATACAACCATTCGCATAGTGAGCGTATTGGGATCATTTTCCAACCCCTTCCCCTCTACTAATACAGAATATACATCACCAGAAAATCTATACCTAGCTGCATATGCTTGGCTACGATTTAATAAATCCAATTTTTGTTTACGCATAGTATCCGCACCGGTATTTAACCATGCGCTGGAGAGTGATGTATTTTGCATAAGGCTTGCTGTTTCTGGTGTGGTGGCAAACACATTACCCGCATCGTTCCTATCAAATCTAAATTTTTGATAGTCAATACTTCCAAATTTTGCCTCTTCTTTAAATAGTTCTTTTTGTTCAAGAGGAGAAAAAGAAGTAGATGCAAAACTTTCAATAGTGTTAATTATTCCTTGAGCTTTATTTACACCTTTAGATAAATCATCACTAATTTTTTGTTTGGTTGGTGTTACTCCCGCTTTCGCGGAAGCAATAGTAGAAAGTATTTGTGTACCAGTGGTTCTAATTGCATCTGCCACCGACATAGTAGCCACTAAATTATGTCCATCTAGTTCTCTAAGTCTTTTAATCATAGACTCATAAAGTTTATTAATTAAATCTTGACCAGAAACCTCTTGCCCATCAATACTTTGAACCACTCCCTTGTCATGCAATAGAGCATATACAAAATATACAAAAGGTTTTTGACTACCTGCTAAAAGCTGTTCTTCTGGAATTTCATCAGACTTCAACCCCAAAAGCCTTTCAAACGAACCACGCAAGGTTTCCCATTTAGCTTGACCTGCCGTATCAACATATGAGGCCTGACCAGCTTTTACAGAACTAATAATACCCATCATGTCACGAGCAACATCTGCTGGTGTTTCATTTCCCACGCTTTGTTTATATGCTTTAAGTTCTTCGGTTTTGGGGGTCAATGTGGTTTGGGTGGGCCCTGGGGCCGAGGTCATTGGACGAGAAGATGGAGATAACGGATCTGGAAGGTTAAGTGGAGGGGCGGAAGGTGTTAATGCTGGCACGAGAGATTGTTTTGCTACCTCTATAGCAGCACTTAAAGCTAAATTTAAATCATCTCTATTTGCATAATTTTCAAATCCACTACTAGTAATATTCAAAGGAGAACTAGACCCAATGGGAAACACAGACGTAATAATTCTAGTAGAATCATCCACATTATCAGTATTAACTACAATTTTATGTCCATAAGCAAAGTCAACACATCTAGCTTGATATATCATCCCACACTCACTATGGTATCTAATTCAGATGTAATCATTTGTGCATCCGTGACAGTTAAACGAACAGTATATGTGCCAGAAAGAGCATAAAAATGCTCAAATGAAAATATGCCCCCTGATGAGACTGGATATAAAATTTGACCATCTCCCATGTCCACTGTTAATGTATGTGGAGCTAAGCCACGCGAAATAGAAATCTCCATAATTAATTTACGAGGACAAAGTTGTTTATCTTCCGTTATATTACGTAATAAAATTATTGGCGCTCCGTATATTGAGATTGTAGAATTGACATCCAGTGTCTCCGAACACCCATTTGGATCCGTTAAATGTAAAGAAATGGTGTATTCGGCAGGAGTAGTGTAAGTGTGTGTTTGATCAGCTCCAGAATTCACTTCTCCATCACCAAAATCCCAAGAATATTCATATTGGTTTGGTAATCCAGTAGAAGTAACACATGGAGCTAAATCAATTGTATATCCCGGGAGTCTATCATTTCCTATTACATTAGTAACCATATAATTAATATAAGCATCCAATCGTGGATAAATAACAAAATCTATACTTCCACTAATGACAGTTCCCATGGCATCTGTTACCACTATTGATACAGTGTGCTCTCCTTCTTCAAATACTTCGGCCAATAATTCACCAACATCATTAACAGAAACAGCATCCACGGCCCATACATATTCATATGGTTCCAAGCCCCCAGCAACAATAGCTGTAAAGCTTTTAGATACATTTGGACAATTTACTGCATCAGATTCTAAATTAAGGGTAAGTGGTTCCACTGCAGTTACGTCAAATTCGGTGGGCCCCACGGCGCCGTGTGTGGTGCCAGGTAAAGGTAGTGTAACTTCATAACAGCCGTTTCCGTCTATAGAAATTCCAAACGGTTCTATAGTTAAATCTTCAACATATCTATATGCGACTGTTATACAAAATGGTTCCTGTGGAATAACGTGTGTGGGCACTGTTACGTTCACATATTCTGTTAACACTTCCACGTTACATGTTGCCTCTTGGGCTAAACCAGAAATTAAGTCTGTAGCAATAAAAGTTACAACATATACACCAGCAATAATATAAGTATGAGTGGGTGAGGGGTCCGTGGAGGTTGTTTCGTCTCCAAAGTCCCATGAATAAGACATTGTATGATAGTTTAAATCTGGAACACCAGCATCTAATACTAAGTTTCCAGAGCTATCAAATACTGTTGGTCCAAAAGACACAGTTCTATTTTCATATATCGGCTGTAAATTACCACAGCGCATATTTACAATTGGTGAAAAATAAGTAATGCACGTATTAGTGGGATCTTCTCCGGCCAACACATCGGTATTACAACCCAATGTGGGTGAACCGGGACTGTAAAATTTAGTTTGGACATCTTCATCAATGGAATTTGCCGTGTCTTCATCATATCTTTTAGCCGCTTTTCGTGCTAATGTTAACGTTGAGGCGGCATAAGCAGAAATTTCCAACTCTGGATCCGTGGAGGCCAGAGCATCTGTATATAAATTATTTAACGTTCGCGTAACGGTTGTTGGCTTAACATATTTACGAGCAGCTAATTCTATTAAAGCATCCGCTATTATTGCTTTGGTTAGGGCTTTATGAAATAATGAATTATCTGCGTCAATGACTGGGGCTTCCGCGATGTAACTTTCATATTTTAATATCCCCAAGGAATCATATATAGCATAATCAAATGCGTCTAAACGAATAGCCGCAAAATATACTACATAATCATCAGGGGTGCCACTTACTTGAAAAAAAGACCCAGGAACATCTACATATGCTCCACCATATAAATCAGTAACTTTAAAGGGCTGGATAGTTGGATTTCTCTCCACGGTAACAAAATATCCATCTGTAGAGACTTCTGATATTATCCAATTATAAGCCTTCATAGTAGTTATAATAGAGTTTCTAGTAGCTACATCAATACCTGATGAAGTATTTAATGATAATTTATCTAAAACCAAATTTCCATCTACAAATGAACTATCTATCCAAGCTCCATCAATTGGAGATTCTGTTAAATATATATCTCTAATTACAATTTTATCTCCAGCTACAACACCTAAAGAAATAAAATCATAATTTGAAGTTTCCATCAACATTAATTCACTATCTATTTCATAAGCGTTTCCAACTACTGAGCCCTCATATTGATAACGCGTTGGTTCCGCGTTTCTAGATTGATTAATAATGGGAGGATCATCAATAAGATCTGCTAAATAATCCTCTTCCGTTGTTGACACATAATCGGCGTCACCCAATCGTCCCAAAGCATAAACACAAGAATTAATAATTGCTTGACCTATAGAGCCCGATACCAACACAAATTCTGAACTTGGACCATTAATACGACCCTTGAAAGCATCTATAATAGCTGGCGTATTAGCTTGCACTCTAATAGCCTCTTGCACGCCGCCCAGGCGAATTGTGGCAACTGGATCGTTAATGCGACTTAATAGATCGGCTTCGTCAAATGCACAATACATTATCCGCCTCCGGGGCCACCAAATGCGGCGTATTTAAGTTCTCTGAATTTTTCTTTTACCAATGAAAGAGTATGATCAAACATTTTAAGAGAAATTCCTTCAGATTCCGTAATTAACACACTTAAAAAATTAAGCATATCTTGTAATGCAGCAAAAAAGGCCGCTAAAGCAGAGAGAATAGCCTGCAACACCTGAACCACTTCCGCTACTATTGTCCCCTGAATACCGATAGCGATGCCTGCCGCTTGCAATGCTGATAAAAATGCTCTTAATAATCCAAAAATTGAACAAATCATAGACTTAAGCATATTGGCTATTTTAAAAATATCATTAACTTTATCCATCGCCTTTTTTTCTTGGGTGTCCATATCATCAATTAATTTTCTAATTTTACCAACACCCTTTTTCATAAGGTCTTTAGTATTTTTAATAGCCACTACCGCTTGCTGTGAATCCCACCAATTTTTAGCTGTTTCCTTCATTATTTTAGAAAATTCACTTTTATTATCTTTCATTTGTTTAAGATTCATTTGTCTTCCGGCTATAGTAACATTCAAGTCGCTTAAAGTTTTAATATTCATAAGCCCTTGGCCCTTAATACCAGCAGCACTTACAGCAATGTCTGTATGGATTTTAATAATACCCATGTTAATATCGCCAAGAGATTGAATGGATCCAGATAACATCGAGATAGCAGAAGCGATTGGACCTAAATCTATAGCCCCAAGCGAAGCTCCCACAACTTGCGATAAAGCCTTTACTATAGATAAATAAATTCTTAACGGGCCCATAACACAGAAGTCCATTTTATCTACAGCCTCTAGAGCACGTTGAATGTGCTCTTTATTAGAACATTCTGCAGCAGAAAGAGCCTCTGTAATTGTTGTCACTCCTCCGGGTCCGCCTTGACCAGAACCACCAGACCCAAAGTCTCCAAATAAAGAACCTAGAAATTCATCTAACTTACCGCCAAATTCAATATCATATTGGGTAGTACTGACTTGCATTTACTTCTCCTCTGTGACCCCTAACTCTTTTCCACTATAGATCTTAACTCCATTAACTATATTTGTGAGATTGCCATTATATGTTTGTCTAATTTCTGGTGCATCATATACAAAATCAATTGCATCTGTAGCATGAATTTGCTCATGATATTTTTTAGTCGTAATGTCCACTTGAACAGAATCAGATTCCAATACCACAATTTTTACATTACCACTAACAGCTAAAATTAAGCCGTCTCCGGTATTAGAATCGCCAAAGTCATTTGTTTTAGTATTACCAGGTTTAATTGATATATGTGCCCCACCAGCCATTTGGACATTAAGACTACGACCACCATCACCGCCTGGTCTATTGTCTTTTCCAAAATAAGCACTCATAGAACCATCACAATGTATAATGGCACTACGATTCTTTTTATCTACACCAATTTGAGCTATCACCGACCCCGCCGTATCTAAAACAAGTGATTCTTTATCTTTATTCATTCCCAACGTTAACCAGTTGGAGCCAAGTGTTTTTAAGTTTAAAGAGGTACCTTCATAATTAACTTGTTGTATTGCAGCTTGCCAGGTAGCATAATCATCTTTATGTGGGCGCGGTTCTTCGGCTCCCGCTGCCTGTCGAGTCGCCTGGTCAATGTGAGGGTGATACCCTACCTTCTCGTATTTCTTTCCACCGTTCGCTGGTCCTGTGCCATCTGGGTTAGCCTCAGACGAGTATTGATAGTCTGAATTTGAAGATGGATAACCCTGAAGCCCCTCATCTGTATTATGTTCTACATCTTCATTATCTTTACCTACAATTAATTTAATTCCACCCTTTAATAAACCATATAAAGATTTACCTTCATATTTGGTTTTTCCAACCGTTGTTTGAATGGCTCCATCACATTCTAATGATAAACTGCGATAATCGTCTATGTCTGCTCCCAACCAAGCTATAACCTGACCAGAAGTATCTAGACGTAAAGAAGTTCTATTTCCCTTACGATAAGTATAATCTAAATCGTCTCTGATGGTAAGTAACACATCGGCCTCAGTATTAATATTGATGCTACCGGCTTCTGTATCTCTTGCATCTGCCTTGAGAGTGAGTCTTTCATCATTATTTCTAGTTTCACTATCATATGAGCCCAAACCCTGCGAACGATGTCTATTATTAACAACATGGGCCACTTCTTCAAATAGACCATGTTTAATTCTAGCTTTTCGAACCTCATCAGTAAGTTTTTTATTAATAACATTATTGGGTTCATGGTGATTTTTGGGATCAGCGGCCTCAAGAGATCTATCAGCTATTTTATTAGTTGACTCTGGCGTTTGTTTTCCCTTACCGTCGGGAAATGGTTGAGGTTCAGCTCCCTTAAAGGTGCCGTCTATTAAACGGGGATTGTAAGCAATTTTATCATGTCTCTCTTCATCAAATTCATCCCAAGTCTCAGTAGACTGAGAAGAATCAAAAAATCTATAACCAACATTAATTTTACTATCTATATCAAAAGTCGTGTTTGGATTATAATCTCTAAAATAATGAATAAGTTTTCTACGTAACGATATACCATAATTAGCTTTACCTATATGTAATTTCAATCCAGCCTTCATGTTTAAATCAAGGCTCAACTCCCTTTCAATGGACCTGCCTATAGTGCCAGTAATTGAACCATCTGTTTCAAATACTAAAGATCGTCTATCATTAAATATTTTTTCTTGAGAAGATTTACCGCTTCGGGCAGCTACTTTAGTGTCTCCCCACGGAGCCTCAGCTTGGCATTCGCAAGGTTGTACATCGTACATTCTACCTAAACGTAAAATTGCTCCGCCACGTAAATCCGCTACAAGAGATTTCCAATCTGCATGATCGCGCCCGATTGACAGATCCATACGACCATCTAAACTAATTTTTGCAGATTGACCTATAGGACAATAAGCTTTAGTGTGACTATCTCCAGACGCATTATCAAATAAATCAGTTTTTTCTTGACTAGACGCTGTGCCAGTTTCAGCATTAGCTCCAACAGGAGAAAGCATAGCATAGTGTTTTACGCCTACATTATCTGTTAAAACTCGAAGTTCACCACCAATCGTATTTAAAGAAGTTTGATGAACAGGATGATAAAGCTCACCACCATAACGTTTAATGCGTTGAAAAAGCTCTAAGTTTTTAGTTTTAGAGCGCACATGATTTTCTTCTGGACTGCTTTGTATTGAAACTTCAGCGGTCTCATCAAGGTCATATTTAGTCCATTCTGCAATTGAATGAGTTAATGAAGAGGCTGGAACATGTAATTTAAAAGTTCCATTTTTATCAACAGAAAAATCGAATATTGGCGGTAAAAATGCACCCTTGTTAGACTTGAGTTCATTTAGGTCATCTGGATTAATATTACTCCAAATATCACTGTCCAACGCCGTATCATAGGCCCAGTTTTTAGATATTTGACCCTTAGCTAAGCCCTCAAATCGTCTTGCACCATCTTTACCATCACTATGATGCATTTCTCTTTTATAGTCGGTTCCAAGTGTGTTAATCCTAATATTAAGTACAGTGGCATTATTAAGTAAAGTTGGGTAAGCTTTAGAAAGCTTATCTTCTTGAGTGCCCGAAACGCTCACGCCCTCAAGCAACACAGTATTAATTTCAGCATGAGAGGCAGAGTCGTCTGCGTGAATTGGCATATGATTAATATCCAATACTAAGCCATTAATATCTACAAGTGGGCCATATACTATCTCAGCCAAATCATTGTCTGCTAATTCCAAAGTGTTAGATCGCAAATACACTTTTCTATAAAAATTTCTATTCTCGTCTTCTGCTTTAATTTGATCATCTAATGGATCTAAATATGAAGCAGCAAATTCACGATATACGATTCTACATTCAGCTAAACCTTCATTTTTAGATTTATTGATGGGCGCCTGATTCATGTCTTTACTATTTTTACCAGCAAACTCTACCGTTGTTCTAAGGGCCAAGTGTTTAGCTTTAGCCCCTACTGTTAAAGCTATTCTATCTGCATCATCGCCCTTTTCTAAATCCAATCTCAAATCTTCATCTTTATTGGTAATACGATACATATCTCGCTTAGTAGAACCCGCTCTTAAATTAAAGGCATCTGTAGCGTGGTAGTGTTTTCGTGAGACTAGAGTTGTAGAGCGTGTATCTGGAGAGAGTTTAAAATAATCCTCTCCCGTGGGACCGTCTATAACAACTGAACCGTTTGCAAGCACAGCAACGGCGGCATCGCCACCACTACCACTACTTAAAATATGATCACCAGGTTTCCCTGTTCTATATGTAGAATGAAAGACTGAACGTTGACCAGTATTTTGATCAACCCCATCTTTATAAGATGCAAGTGGCAAACCCCCTATAATATAAGGTATGCCATAAGTTGCATGTATAACTCCCACAACTTCGCCTGGGGCGTAAGCAGTGTGTAGACCACCACCAAATCCTGCACCAGGAAGTAAAGAGGTTACTCCCTTACGAATCTGATATGGAGAATTATCTCCATATGAAATATCATAAGTACCATCTCCGTTGGCAGTAACAATAGTTGCGAATCTTAAATCAGAAAAAGAATATTGCCTTTGTCCAGTTGCCATATTTTCCTTGCCTTAAGCGAAATAGTCGATAAATATGAAAAGTTGAGAACCGTTACCACTCACGCTATCAATACGTGTTTCAGTATGAAAATTAAATATGTCTGCTGCGTTACCCAATTCGGTTTTTAATTCAGCTATTACCACATTACAATTTTTAATTGTTAGGGTGTCTAATTCGGCCATAGATTTAATGATGCCCGACTGTTGAAGTTCAACTACTTTCTGTGGATCATATAACACCACCAAATAAGTGTCGATGGAACCGTGTCCAGAAAAAGCATCTGCCACTTGACGTAATTTGATTAATAGTGTATCTATATCTGTCATATTATCCCTCTGTAAGTCCTGGAGATTGAGTAGCGGATCTTAATTCTGATACCAATTTTAATTCATGTTCAGCCCTATCATAATAGAGGGAGGCCCTTAATCTATCAACTATGCTCGGATCCCAAGTAGCCTTAATAATATTCTCTTTATCGCAATTTAAACCGCATATTTCATTCCATTCTACAGAGTGAGTATTGCTAGACGGATCGCTCGTGGCATTTTTTATTTTATCTCTTTTGAACTCAAGTAATTTAGTGAAATTAGATACATCATAACTCGTTAAAAATCTAGTATCATGAGATAGCAATGCTGCAGTTTGATCATATGGATTAGGAATCCAAACTCCAGGATAGTGTCCATACCCCAAAGAAAGAGTAGTGGTAAATTGACCACTATAAGAAAAATTATGAGCCACTTTTGTTACATAAAATAACATATTACGGCTTTCCACATATATAACTTCCCCTGTCTGATAAAACGGATTACCAATTATTTGTATTGAACCACTCAGCAGCGCAGAATACTGCCTGGTTAAATAAGCAGAAACGTATGGCATACCCTGGCTTTGAGCATTGGTTATAAATGCTTTTTGTACTTTTTCTTCTCTAAATCCATAATGATACCACAAATCAAAATCCACTCCAGCTGCAGTTAAATAAACTGGAATTCCAGGAGTATCAGTAAGTCCATCATATTTGCCCAGTACATTTAAGCGGCAAAATTTAGGTTCACTCTCATCGAAAGACCAACTTAATATATTTTTATCTTTAATATAATAATGTGACCTGGCGGACGAAGATGGAAGAATAGAATCCCCAAATATTTCCTTAGCCACACCTTCTTCTGAAATTGGATAATCCACCTCTACTAAATGTGCTAATAAATATTTATATTGATATGCCCTTACCCAAGATTTATCTATACCTGGTAAATATTTTAATAATCTCTGGCTAGCTGCGTCAGTGCCGATTTGTCTTTCCCAATCTGCCCAACTACCAGCTTCCGCAAAATCTGGTGAGTTTTTCAAAAATGATAAAACATATGGTAGAATTTTTTCTTTAAACACACTCAATGGAACTCGATTATATTGTGGCTTTCTATACCAAAGATTACCCTGTGCGTCTGGAAAAAATTCCCAATCTAATTGCTCTACGACGTCTTCACATATTTGTTTAGGATTTAATCTATCCGTATCCCAGAGTTCCATGTTTTGATTGACTTGAAAATTAAACGCCCTTACAGCTATACTAGCCATATAAGTCATATCTATAATCACAAAATTCTGATCTATGTTCATAACTACATCGCTACGTTTATTTTGCAATACAGCTAACTGGGCATCTCTATAATTGATACATTTTAATAACGCATCATCATCGGGGGCATCTACACTTGGATAACCACCAATTACACTATCAACTCTAAATTCAGTTATATCGTCCTTGTGAATATTACTTAACTCTAATATTTTAAGTTGATCTAATTCTTCGTCTATCTGGGCCCCGGTAATTTTCATATCAGCCCAAGCAAGCGAGGTGCTTCTTTTGCCCGTTGCTACAATATTTCTGTACTTTCCGACTTGACCATAGGTTGATAACACAATTTGTTCTGACAGGGTTTGACCTGGAAATATAGCACCATTAATAAGTGCTCTAAATTTTTCATTTTCTTTAAGTGCTTCTGTTCTTGGGACCCCCTGAGGAGATGGAAGTGGAGTGGAATCTTCCGCGCTATCAAACATAATTACTTGATGTATATATTGCTCATCTTTAAATGTTTTAGGGTCATATAGAGAAATATCTGCTGGTATCCATCCAAATGGTGTGAAATCTCCAAAAGCTTTATTTTGAGCATTGGCGGCAATTTGCAATAAATTAATCCATTTATCTGGAATTGGAGACTGTGCAATTTTTGTATCCAAATATCTTCTAAAAGAATGATTAGAATCTGGAATAGAGGCTTTCATGGATAATTGTGGATTAAAGGCCAACCCAGTAGTAATCACAGATATAATGTTTGCAGAATCCAATGATTGAAGAGGTGCCTTCTCAAAGGCTAACCCAACTCGTTTAACGTAATCAGAGGTCATAGATTCCAAAGCAGTAGCTCTGTCGTATGCGCTTGTAAAAATAGCCATAGAGTTAGCATTACCCGCCACAAAATATTGACCATGTCTCCAACTAAAATGTCCCGTTGGAGTAACGGTCTCGTCAGTTTCTACTTTTACCTCTACGTCAATCGGGTCATACAAATAACCACCAAAGTTAGTAACTGATGGTGAATTAATAAATCTTGTCATTTCTAAAAATCTCATTACCGAAGAAGCATTAATATTTACAGTATGAACTCCGTCATTATAGGCTTCTGATACCCGAGTGACAACGCCACTAAAAACTTGCATTCCCCCAGAAAGAGCAAACACCATAAACTGACTTAAATCTTTAGGGATAGTTGTAGGACTTAAACCAAAAGCCTTAAATCTGGTTTCAATATCTGCCATTTCTGTTTTATAATCATTAAGTTGATTTAATTGTTCCGTATATGCTGTAATTTGATTATCATATTCCTGTGTAGCTTGATTTGCCGCTAAATATTCAGACATTTGTTTATTTGAATTAGCTTCGGCGGAGACATCCGCTTCAACCTGACCAGCAATTGCGGGGTCAGAAGTTTGAACAGAAGTTGTTTCTTCTTTGGCTGTAGCGTCTTGAGAAGACATAAAATTATCACTAGAAGATTGATTTAAACTAGATAAATAATCCTTCAACAGCCAAAGAGCCTCTGACACCACTGCACTAGTGTCCGCATCATAGGTCACACTATTGTTTTCCGCGCATTGAGCATTGCTTTGATTGTAATTAAATAAACCTAAAGTATCCCAAAAATTATCTTTATACCAACAGGATCCCCTATTGTTACCAACAAACCTTAAAGTATCTGTTGGAAGATAGAGGGGTTGTTGGTGACCATCATGTATTGGAGGTAAAACGATTTGCATAATAGAAATAATACCATTTAAAATACTTTTAATATTAATAACACTATGTATTTTAGATTTTCCAGTTTGAGCTATAATAATTTGAGAACGCCAATTTAAATATGCAGTAGTGTATGTTGCTAACTCAGCAAGCTGTGAAGTAGATAAGTTTGGACTATCAAAAGATACACCAACAAATGGTGATGTGCTGTTTTCTGCATAAACCATCCATCTTTGAGAGCTGCCCTTCGTTAAATTATATAAAAAATATCCACTATATTTAAACATAAGAGTGTCCCAATTGGCAGGAAATGGAATAAAAACATCCATATCAGAATTCATAGTTAATATAGTTTCGGGAGCTAAATTTCTATTACCAATGGTATAGTTTTTTAAAAAAGCATCCACATGCCCCATAGCAACATCGTATGTACATAATGATTTAAGTTGAGCAATAGATTCCGTTGAAAATAATTGTGCAGGATCTAAGTCTGTGGCAGAAGGATTCCACATAGGTGAACTTAAAGGTCTAAGACTTTGAATAACAGCAATACCTTGAGCCACCAATTCTTTTATCAAAGACTGGCAATCTTGAACTTGTGCTTGGGTTTCAACTGGCTTTGGTTCTTCTGTTTTTTTAAGTTCGTCTGCTTTAGCTTGTTTAAGTGCATCTATGTCCTCTTGAAGCTTTTCTTGTACACCATCTTTAATTTTAGATTGAAGTAATTTATATCTATCGTATAATTCCTGAAGTAAATTGAAATCCATTAAATTTTCTTTTTCTGGAGACATCCAAACATAAATTTCGTCCATTACCGTAAACACACTTCTTCCTACTAAAAATTTATACAAATTATCTATTTCGGATTTACGGGTAAAAGTAGCCCCACTTTTAAGTTTTGCTATAGGGCGCTGCTCAATTTGTCCACTATCAAAATTATCTAAAGCCTTTTGAGCATCGACAACGGATATTTCAGCATTTGCCACTTCATCATTAATTATATCTAATGGATTTTTTTCTTTTTCTGGCGGTGATGGCTCGGTTGAGTCTCCTGGTGGAGCAGCATCTAAAACATCTAAGGCCATAGAATATACTAAAGACATAGCTGTGGCTAAAGCCATAAATCTATCTATTGCTTTAATAGCCGCGCCGCAAGTAGATGTACAATCATTTGTACTCACCCCTAAATCTAAAAAATATGCTGAAGAACCGGCATCTTGCATTACCTTATTACCCCAAGAATGCCACATATCTTGCATTAATGGAACCGAAGTTATTTGTTCACATTGATTAGTAGATAAAGCTGTGGAGAAAACGTCTGATTGTAAAGAATAATATAATGCCACCAAATTGGACCACGTGGGCTCAACATTATTTAATAAATAAGATAAACGATGATCACCAACAATTGTACTTACTCTAACTTTGGAAATATTAGATCTCCACTCCTGATGATTAACAACCTGGTCGTCATAAATAGTACTAAGCTGCTGTCTCCACCAATTATCTAATTTATCTTTAGGCATAATAGCGTTTTCATCTTCTGAAATTAAAGCCTTGGAAATAGCAATCATGTCTTCTTCTGTTAATGAAATATCTGTATTAAAAGGAATTGATTCATTAGGCCAAACTGATTGTATACCGCCCCCACGGCGGGAATCATTAATTTTAACTTGAATTGATTTAACTAATTGAGTAAGCACTTGGTCACTATCTGGTGCGGCAGCTGTAACACTTCCAGATGGTTCTGTGGTTGGCGATACAGCTGCGAGATCATGAACTGCTTTATCTCTTTTTTGATTAGCAATAGTCAACGCCGCTTGAGCATCTGTAAGTTTTTTTTCTAAATCAACTCTATCCTGACGTGTTTTACTGTCTTGCCTATTTAAATCTTTAGTATAATCAAATAGATTATCTATATCTTTTTTACTCACATATAATAAATTATATGGATCCTCTAAGGTGATAGAACAACTACCAGCATCGCCAGTGTCTATGGAAAGATTTGTAGTTAATGAAGAAAAATTAGTTACTTCTAAAACCCCACCGACATCAATACCAGTAACTTGTTTACCATACCAATATGCACGATAATGATTATATTCTTTACTTTGTGGTGCTTCAGTACCATGGTTTTTAGCTATTTTAGTAAGTGTCCCCTCTGCATCTGTTTCAGACACACCATACATATATCTGTATTTAGTGAGAGCTTCAATAGTAGAAATATCAACTGTTTTTTGAATCATCAAGTCAGTTACAGCAGATTGAAAGGCAGGGCTCCAAGCAGCAGCGGAGGTTAATAATCTAAAGTATTTTTTCCTAAAATATACAGATGCGGAGGGTGTTTGAACAACAACTAATGATTTATTAGCATCTATTTCTGGAATACGTTGTAAATCCTTAGCTATAGTTCCTGGTTCTGAAAAATATGTACCATCTGCTTCTTCCCAGCTTTTATATCTTCCCTCCTGTACTCTCAAAATATCATCTCGCCACTCTCTGGTATATGTTAATTCAGAAGCTAACATTTGTTTACGATATGTTTGGGCCACGCCAGAAATCTCATCCCAAGAGATAGTTTCTGGACCACCTGAGGCGGACGACGGAGTGGTTAAGGGTGCTGCGTTTGAAGGTTGTGTTTTTTCTGGTGTAGCCGTGGGGGATGGATTAACAGCTGGGGTTGAAGAGGTTCCAGTCGAAGAACCAGGAGACTCGTCCTTCCTCCACTCATTAGGCTCAACAAATGAGCCCACTTGATCTTTTTCTTGATAATAATAAGGAAATCTAGTGTTAGGGGCTTCGCCATTTATCAGAGAATATTCCCAATTAACCCGTAAAGATGGTTGCGTTTTAGGTGGTTTATGTAACACAATAGAATAATTATTGGGATTAGACATCTATTCTTTCCTTTTTAAAATTAAATTTTAATCTTCACTAATTTGTGATTTAGAAGCAGATTGTTTATCTGCTGCCTGCTGAGTTGAAACATTTTGAGCTGCTTTTTCGTTTTCCCTTGAAGAGGGAAAGGTAAGCTCACCTTGAACGGTCCTATGCCAAGGCATATAATTGGCATCCCTACCCTTCGTCTTCCATACAGTAAAATTAATAGTATATGTATATTCTCCTGGGGAAGAGGCCGATTCAGTAATACTAAAATTTGTGAAAAAACCATAATATCTTTTATTGCCATACCATAGTGTCACCTGTGTGGCTCGTGACACTAAATCTGAACTATGATATGCTGTTTGAGAATTATCATCTTGTTTTTTGTCTGTGGTTAAAGATTTGTTATATCTTTTTTCTATTTGGCCTAAAACGGAAAGACCAGATTCACTTAATTGTTCAGATCGATAAATATCATACAATACCTCAATCGCTTCTATTCCTGCGGAGCCGGTAGTGCCCGTAAGTTGTAAAGTATCAAGGTCGTCTCCCCAATATTGCACAACAAACCCGCCCTTTGTGCGAGTGGATGTAATTTTTTTAGTATGATTGAATACTACTTGTTGTGGATTAATATACATTTCAACCATAGTTCCATCATATAGTTCCCACACCATTAAGTGTCTTTTCCACTCAGCCATAATTATCTCCCATTAAAACCTAATAGTTGCCTGAAGACGATATTCTTCACCAGTGCGAGCACCCGATGTGTTTACTGCTGCAATCAATTTATCTATCTTAATCTCTTGAGGACCCGCGTCTACATCAAACCAATTATCCATTCCACCAACAGTTAGCTGAGAGGCAACCGCCGATGCCATTGCTCCAGAACGTCTACCTAATCCTAAATATTGACCAACTGTAGCATTTTTGACACCACCAGCTGTTGGATTATAATCTAATGATGCCCCTTCTTTAATCCATTTTTTAAAACCACCAAGACCCATAAAATGTACTAATTTTAAAGTTTCCGCTGTTACTGGTATGTTTATATTACGTAGCCCTTTAGCGTAATCCTGAACCGCTAAACCCATCATTGTTTCTTGAATTTTAGCACCTTCAGGACCAAACATCATTTGGCGCATAGACTCTTTAGACGAAAAATCTTGAGTGGAAACACCCATATTTGAAAATGCCGACGTATGTTTTTCATAAAGCTCTTTTGCTGTGCTTTGTACAAATTGATATTTTCCTGTGGCACTTGTTTGCTTATTAGCGGCATAATATCCATCTGGTCCAGATTCTACTCCCGCTACTTCAGCTTTTAATTCATCTAATGCTGCACCAGAAAGGTTAGCTTCAGAAAGCATTTTTGCTTTACTAAGAATATATTGTAAGCCACCCATGTTCTGAATACGTAACATATCTGAAGCCCCTATCGTAGCCTCTCCTTCTTGGTGTCTAAGAATTTGGCCCTGGCCGTGCATCGTAACTCCCTCGGTGTCTCCAGATGGAATACCTTGTTGTTTTATATCTTTTAAAGATGTAGAACTACCTTGAGTTGTTTCTTTAAAGGCGGCGGCGAGAGAGCCACCTGAACCACCCATAGGTGTCAAGGCTTCTCCCTGTAATCTAGCTCGTTTTTCATTAGCCTCTGCTTCAACGCTCCAGGGATTTAATGCAGTGATTGCTTCGCGGGTGTATGCTTCGTCTTTAATTCCTGATGCCGACAAATCTTGAGCAACTACTATTCCCAGTGCCTTACCATATATTGACATTTTAGCTTCTGCTGAAGAAGCTGGGTCATTTAAAATTGCCTCTTCCGCAGCAGTTAGTTTCACACGTAATGCATATTTCTTAGAAATTTCTTTAAGTGTGTCGGCTATATATTCTGAACCATGTATGGGATCAGAAGAAGCCATAACATCTGCGCGCTTCATATTTTCCCATTGCTTACCAAGCGCTGTTGCAGCCACTACTTTATCTGTTTTATTTTCCTTTTGAAAGGTTTCCAATCTAGTATCTATATAGTGTTGTTTAGATCCAGAAGTAAGAGAAAATAATATATCGGATTTACGTTTAGTGGATTCTACATTATTACCAGCCATTCCAATCGCTTTCATATACATACCAGAAACATGGTCCCAAATTTGCTGTAATGTGGTTCTTTTCATACTTTCTATTGCTTCAGCTTCACTTAAACCATTTCCCATTGTTTGTTGCATTTTTTTATAATTAGCTTCTGTAACTTTATTAGTTTTTTTATAATCAATTAAAATTCCACGCATTAACATTGCTTGGTTTTTATCTTTAACTCCAAAGACACTAGACAGTAATTGATCAAACAACAAAGATTGATTGGCCGCTGTGTTAGCTTGTGAATGAGTTAAGCCCTTAGTAAATTCTGGGCCCCAAACAAAGAGGGGCGTTTTAGCAGAACCCTCAAGAGTGTTTATAATCATATCCATAACATCATTTGTGGAAACATTTTTTCCAGTTCTTAAATCCTTTCCAGCTCGAACTGCAGCACGCAACATCATACCGCCAACTAATGGATCTTGAACATCACCAATAATATTTTTAGCGAAACCACCAGACACCATAAGACCAGATATAACTGGAGATAAATTTCGCATTCCATCATCCATAATGCGCGTAAATTCATCAGTCAAAGCTTCTTGTCCCTTATTTCTTAAAATAGTAAAAACACTAGTATATAAAGATGTAATATTCGCAATGCGCCTAGTTCCATCTACAATACTACCTTCTGTCCCAGCCACAATTGAAGCTAAATCTCCAAGGCCCTTAGTGGTAGACATTCCAACTATACGTAACATTTTAGTTGCATCTACCCAAGCTTCCATCATTCTATATGCTGCAATTTTTGGATCATCGGAGGCGCCCATTCTACCAGCGGCGCCATATACCATCTTAGTGAGGGGAATAATATCATATTGAAAGGCGTTGCTAAATTTAAATAAAGTGCTTTGTAAATTATCAACAACATTACCGCTAGAATCAATAATTTGAGCATTAAGCATGGCATAAGAACCTGCCATCATTTTTACAGTATTAAGATATTGATCTATTCTGTCTTGCTGAACATGTAGTGTTGATTTTAATTCACCAATATGAGAAAGTGTGGCATTAGCAAATCGACTAACTTCTTCCGTGGTTTGCCCAAAAGAGGCTCCTAATTGAATTGCACTAGTTTTGGTTTTAATCATAGCTTGTTCAAATGTTGTTACTGTGTCTATAAGATTAGCTCCAGATTCTAATAAATTGCCAGCTGTTTTAATTTTTAAATTTTCACTTTTCTTCATCATGGAAGTAAGATTTCTTATTACACCAGAATCTGATAAAGTTTTAATTTGATCATTTAAAATACTATTCATATCATCAGCAGTATTTTCCATTAACTTAAAGGACCGCGTTAATCGCTGAAGAACGCGTAAATATGACTCATATGCAACATTAGAAGATTCTATAGCTGCTTTAGTCGCACGTTGAATATTTTTATCTTGTTCGTTCATTTGCTTCCTGGGGTTCCGCCAGTAGATTCATTTTCAAGAGGAGCATTTTTGGTTTGAATGAGAGCGGCATTAACAGTTGTAGTTTTATTAACGGGCCCCTTTGATTTGGGTTCATTTTGATTTGAATCCATCTGCGAAGAAGGGGCTTTAGTGTTGGTTGCCATTTCATTGCTAGCGATTAACTTGGACGATGAAGTGACGTCACTAGTTGGCAATGAAGAGGGTAACTTAGGCACAGTGGGCGAAATACGAGGTGGAAGATTACTTACCGCTGCGCGTAATGATAAAACATTATTTTGAGGTGGTTCGATAGTAACTATTCTGCCACCAGCCGTGCGTGAACGATTAGAAGAGTCTAAACTCCTCACTTCGTAATGAATATGCGGGCCCGTAGAGCGGCCCGTACTTCCAACTAGACCAATTGGTTCACCAATGTTTACTGGACCGTTTTTAAACCCATCGGGAATACCAGATAAATGACCAAACACATGCTCCTCGTTACCAGTAATTACGCTAACCGTATTTCCCATATTTTTATATCCAGGAAAACCCTCTGGGTGATAGGTGGCTATCCCCGTCACAGGAGAAGGAAATACTGTTCCTTCTTTACCGGAAATATCAATTCCACTATGTAAATATCTACGACCTCTACTGTCTATTCTCGTTTCCCCATATTGACCTCTAATAGTGCCTGGAGGTGAGCCACCAGAACCAACCCGAGCTGCGCCTCTAGCGCCAGTTACAGTAGAAGAAACAGTTCCCTTCCCCATTAATTCCGCCAATGCATCTTCAATGGAACCCCTATCTGGCTCTATGGCTCCCACCGCAACCATTTCTCTGAGGGAAACCCAAAGGCTGCGGGCTTCTGATAATGCATTTTGTTTTTCAACTGCAGATAGAGGCCTTTTAAGTTTCGCTTCTTTATCTGCTAAATGTTGTTTTTCAAATGTCTCTGCAGTAGTTTTTAAATTTTTCTCTAATAAATCTTCAGCGTTTTTACCATATACCCAATGTAAAAACAGACCCTTAACATTAATCGCTATATTTTGTAAAGTGGTAAGTTGTTGCTGAGCTATTCCCTGTCCTTGATCAAAAACATTTTTTATTTTTTCTTCTGCACTTAATTTTTCTTCAGCCGTTAATTTACCAGATAAAACTGAATTCACTAATTGAATAAGATTTTGGGCCTCTCCTTCGTTAACATGAAACATTTCTTGAATTTTAGATTGAACTACAAATGATGCGTTCCACCGTGGGTCGTTTTTAGCTACGCCCTGAGCTATTAACTCTGGGACAGACTCGAAACTACCAAAATACTTTTGCATACTAGTTTTGATTTTTAATAAAGCTGGGGCCATTTTACCTTGACCAGAAGCTTCTCTGATTTGAGCAAAGAAAGTTTGAACGTCGGCCATTGTGCCGCCACCGGATGCTCCCAATAACCACGCAGCGTTTCCAGAGCTAAGGCCAGTCAAGCCGGTTTGCACTTTTGCTAAAAAGTCTCCAGCTAATCCTTCTTGACCTCGTTGCTGTAGGCCCATATAAAATTTTTCATAATTCAATCTTAAATCCATAGCTCTATTTTCAATATTAGTAATAGAAGCCCAATGACCGGACACAGATTTCATAATTTCTTCACGAAGATATGGAACGGTTATTCCTAATCTATTAGCTGAATAAGAAAATCCTCTATAAATTTGAGCGGTTGTTGTGGCATTTTTTGCAAAATCTCCTGTTGCATGACCAGCTCGTAACGTTAGATCTTCAAAATCCTTTAGAACAGTAGAAAATTCCATACCCAAACCTTTGCTCATTGCAAACATATGGTCAACTATTGCTTTCTTTGGTCCCCAAGCTTGAATCATAGTATCCATATCTCTATAAGAAAAAGCTGTTTTACGTAATACTTCTTGATATTTATTAAATTCTTCAGTGTGAACTGATAACGTTTGACTTAATCTTCCCAGCGTAGCCATTTGGCTCTTGGCATATCTTTCCACTTCCATGGATGATTGACCAAATGCAGCGCCAGTTATAACACTACTACGTTTAAGATCCACAAAAGCACTATCTATTTTATTCATAGTTTCAGCTGCTATTAAAAGAGCTTTTACTGCTACGCCAATACGTTTATCTACTGACATAGCAATATCTTCAATAGTGCCTATTAACGGGATGTCGTTAACAGAATTAATATCACCAAATAATTTAGTAAAAGTACCGCCCAACTCTGAAACAGCTTTATTGGTTTTTTGAAAAACTTCGGTAACTTGTTCAAAAGATTGAGCAATATTTTCAGCTACCTGACCGGAAGCTTCTGCTAGTTTACGTTGGGCGGTAACTGCAGATATTATATCTGCGCCAGTTTTACTATCTACAGTAACTTCATCTGCCATGAGATTTCACCTAGAGAAGAATCTAAAACATTAATAAATATTAATACCAAAAGGGCTCCCTTATTTGTGGGAGCCCTTTTTAATAATTCGTATGTCATCTAGGTCCTTAGGAGATAAGCCCCGAGGATTTTTTGAAATAACTGGGGGGCTTGCTCCATCTGGTCCGGCGGACCTACCAAAAAGGCCCTGCACCGTATCATCAAAACTATTATCTTGGGCTGAACTATGTTCTCCTATCTTATTTTCTCTGGAATCTTGAGTGCTTTTAACTCTCTCAGCTCCCTCATTGCTAGACAAAGCAGCTAAATATTCTGTTATATTGCGATCATATTCCAGTGTATCTTCGTCATCTGCGTTAACGTTGGCAGCATACCAAAAAAATTGCAAACGGGTCATGTTTTTAATAACTGGATCGTCGATTGTTTTACCGAGAGATTTACAAATCTTCCAAAGGAGTCGCTGCCCCGACTCCTTTAGGAGTTTTTTACGTCATCAAATTTTACATTTTCAACGACTTTCGCGGCCTCATCCTCAAGGCTGGAATACAAAGAAAAAAGCTTATCTAAAACTGGTGTAGAGAGCTTATTAATAACCTCTAAACGCTGATCATGAACAGCAAGATTCGTAACGGTGCCCGCATAATAATATTCC